ACCATCTCGTCGAAGACATCGCCCAATGCCGTGCCGTCGGCGCGCTCCGGTGTCGCCGTGAGCCCAAGGACGTGAGCTCCGGGATAGTGGTTGAGGAGTTGGCGCGAGGTCTTACTGACCACGTGATGACTTTCATCGTATACCACTAGGTCAGCTGGCGGGTACTCGCCACGAGCCAATATGCTGTCGATGCTCGCGACCTGGACCGGACTGGCGCGGTCGACCGGACGGCCGGCCATGATGACCCCCGCCCTGACTGGCATCGCCGCCGCAGCCTGGTCAATCAGCTCGCGCCGACCCGCGAGCCATAGCACACTCTTGCCTTTGGCGACGGCGGCCCCGACCATCGTTGACGCGGTCAAGGTCTTGCCTCCGCCCGTCGGGAGCACCAGGAGCACGGCCCGGGCCTTGCGAAGATACGCCGCCCGCACAGCGTCGATGGCCTGCTGTTGATAGGGTCGGAGCATGGCTAAGAATGCCGGTCTCTCCCGGCTGTCACGCGTGTCCGGGCGCGTTGCCCGCAGAGCGATCGGTCGACGTCGTTCCGCTCCGGTTACGATGGGCTGCTCTCCGCTTGCGCAGCATATCGACCACCCACCAAGATAGGTGCCGGTCTCTCCCGGCTGTCACATCTATCGGCAGCGCCCGACGTTGAGGCGTGAGAGGGTGAGTGAGACCCACTGCCTAAACTAGATGGGAATGTCTTCCTCGTCGATCGCGTTGCTCTTGGGCTTGCTCCCAGTGGCGAGCAGCTGGGCTTTGAAGCGATCGCAGAAGCTGCGCTTGGTGGAGTCGTCGAGCTTGTGCTCCGGCTTGATGCCGCCGCCTCCGAGCTTGTTGACGTACTTGACCTTCGCCCGGGTCTTCCCCTGGTGTTCTTCGTGCTCGATCACGATCTGGCACTCGACGTCACCGATGCCTTCGGGGTCGGTGATGTCGCCGCCGGGGAAGGTCGCGCCGGCATGGCGCAGGCCCTCGATCGAGTACGGCATCGCCGCCTCCGTCAGGTAGAAGTACCGGCCGATCACCCGGCCCTTGTCCGTACCGTCGGTGATCTCGAAGCCGAGGTACGCGTAGTCCTTGCCGGTGTCATCGATGCCGGCCTCATAGCTATCCTTCATGGCCCGGGCTTTGTGTTTGCCCACTTGGATCAGGTTGCTCACTGCTTCGTCTCCTTCAGTTCACGGATGCGGACTCGCCCATCATCAGGATGGGGCCGGCCCCACCAATACGGCAGGGTTGGACGGTAGAACGACACGCCGTCGCGGTCTTGAATTAGAGTCATGTCGCCGCACTCCGGCTCTCCTACGCGTACAAACCTAAACCCCGTCGGCGGGTACGCCGGCAACCGGATGTATTTGCATGCCTCCTCCATTTTCTTCAAGAGCTCAGGATGTAGCGTACTGGCCTCGACTGGATCTCTCACTGCTTCGTCTCCTCTTGGCCCTTCGCGGCCAGCTTCTTCTTCAGCGCCTCAAGCGCTGCGGACTTGTCGGCTTGTGCCGAGAACCACTTCTTGACCTTCGCCGGCTCGGCGTGACCGACTAGGAGCTTATCAAGCTCTGTCTCGGCGTTCAAGCAGAGCTTGCGGAATTTTTGGATCTCGTCGTACGTGGTCTCGTCAAACGGCAGATCGTCCGGCAAGCCGATCCTGTTCTTGGCCACGTACGCCGCAGACTCGCGCGTGCGCAGTACCCTGGTCCCGTCCGAGTAAGCCTTAGTCTTCGTGCCCTGGCGCGCATCGCCCTTCGCCACGTTGACTGCCACCTGAGCGAGGTACATGTTGCCGACCCACTCACGCAGCACCGCGGCGGACTTCTCCGGCATCTTCAGATCGTACCGGTCGTACGGGTCGCTGTCCGGCGGGTTGAACTTCCGGATCTGCGCGTGCACAAGGAACAGCACGTCAACGGAACGCTTGGCCTGCATGCGCTCGACCGAGGCCAGGAACCGACGCCACTCCTCAGCAGCGATGACGTGGCCCTTGCCAAAGCCGAAGTCTTCGATCGACTCCTTGCCTCCAAGCCGGCAGACGTGCCGCTCAATCATCGCGTGGAGCGCGTCCGCGGTATCGATCGCGAAGGTCTCGATGTCGTGCGGCTGCTCTGTCAGAAACTGGACAGTCGCTTGAGCGTCGGCGTATTCGGTCGGCGGGCTCCCGTCGTCCTTGAACGCGCGCGGCACGTCAATCTCGTTGCTGCCCTCCTCCGCGCAGAAGATGAGGGGCCGCTTGGCCCGGCTGGCATAGGTGGTCTTGCCGACCCCCTGCGTGCCATAGAGCAGCGTGCGGTCCGGTTTCTCCAGCTTCCCTGTTACGATCTTCACTTATGTTCCCTCCTTGGTGGGTCGGCCAGTCTGAGCGTGTGGTGCGGCGGAGTCAAGTCATTCGATCTGCTCAATCAACTGTGACAGCACCCTCAGCGCGTTCTGGGCCTGGCTCGCCTTCGTGTCCATCCGCGGGATGGGTGGCGGAGCGTCGCGCAAGCCGGCCGGTCGGCCGAGGTCCCCGGTGTCCATCAAGACCTTAGGCAGGTCGACCGTATCGTTGACCGGACGGATCACCGCATAGGACGTTGGTGACTCCGATCGGTTGGCCCGGTCCCGCAAGTCCCTCACGTGCAACTCAAGCTCCTTGATGTAGTCCAAGCACAGGCACAGGTCCCGCCTGGCGTTGGCGTACAGCTTGAGGTTCGCGAGCTCGCGCTCGTTCGGCGGAGTGCGCGCGTCGTTGGTGGCGTCCAGCCTCGCCTGGATCTTCTCGAGATTGGGCCGGGTCATCGCCTCTCCTCCTTGTAGTACCGACCGTCGATGCTCTCGCCATGCAGGCACGGGCCCACGTACGGACACCGACGACAGGCCCCGGTCATCACTCCAGTCCGAGGCTCCGGCTCACATGGTAGCACGCGCAGCGCGTCCAAGGCAAGCTTGTCCAGCTCATCCCGAGCTCGCTCAACCTCGGACTCGAGCCTCACGATCTCGGCCCGCTGGTAGTACGCGTCCGGGTCGGCGGCGATCATATCGGCGGCCCGCTGACCGTACTCCTCCGGGGTCTCGTCATGGTCCCGCTGGTTGGCGTAGAGCGCACCGGCTTTGGTATACTTGCGCTTGTCAAGCGGCGTCGCCTTGTACGGCTTGATCTCCGGCCGGCGAAGCACATCGTAGACCATGACCTCGGGCGCGCATCCGATCGCTCGGCTTGCCTCCCAATACAGCCCGACCTGAAGGTCCGCCTTGAGTTTGACCCAGTAGTCCGATCCCGGGCTGATGTCCTGCGACGTGGTCTTATGCTCGACCAAGATTGACTTGCCAACGTGTCCGTCGAGCACACCGACCCACTGATAGCCGTGCCTCAGTGCGCGGAACTTGACTTCGGTCCTCGCTTCGCCGTATCGATGCCGACCGTGCCAGTAGGTGTGGTACCCGACCAGCATGGCTCGGCAGAGCTCCCACCCATAGGCGTCAATGGTGTTGAGTCTCGACGCCTCCTCGCGCGCCAGACGGATCGTGGTGTCGACCTGCGGCACGGTAGCGACCCACCAATACTCCAAGCCCGCGTGCACGACCTTGCCGAGCTCGGCTTCGAGAGTCTGCTTGACCGGGCGGATCCGGTCTGCGTAGGCGTACCGGTATTGCTCACGGCATTGGAGATAGGTCTTGATGCCCGAGACCGACAGCGACGGGATCGACTCAGCGGGGGTCATCAGCATACCTCGGCATCGGCTGGTCAGAGCCGTTAAGCTTCCGGCCGGCTGACGCCAGCGCCTCGATCGCATTGCGGACGTTGGCTTTGCTCAGTCCGGGGTGGCTGACCTCCACCACACACACGAGCGCTTCGATGTCGTCTTGAGTGAGCCTTGATGCGGCTCGGATCAGTTCAGGAGCTTGGGCGATCATGAAACCCTCCGGTAGTAGCGCAGGATGGTGCCGTCATCATCCAGCCTTCCGTGGACCATAGATGTGTCACCTCTGTCGCTACGGCGCCATGGGCCGAACGTAGATCCGTAGTCGTCCGTACCACCCGGCTCCGCACTCCACCAGCCGTGCGTGCCATCCGGGTCCTCGACCTCGTAGGCGATCTCGACGAACTCGGCGGTCATGGTTCAGACCCGCCCTGACTGCTGCCTACGTCGCCGGTTCGGAGTGGAAGCGTGATGATGTCGTCGGCGTTCTCGAGAAGGAATTCGCCGATCTCGCACGATCGGCAGAACACGTTGCGGTCACCCGCCAGGTAGTAGCCGTCGCCTTTGCAGATATCGCAGGTCCGTTTCCGAAACTCGGCCGCGATCTCCTCCGTGACCACAAGAACCATGGGTTCGTGGTCCTCCACAGCTTCGCGCCACTGTTTCTCATCTTCGGTCATGTCTAGTACTCCTCAGCCTCTTCGCGTGTCAGGAAAAAATGGATCCCTGGTGCGCACTCCACCAGTGGATTCGGATCGTACGCATTGGGCCGCACGATCTGACCGGGCTCGTACACAATGGACCCGTCGTGCTTCGACACTCCAGATCCTTCGAGCACCTCGACGAACTCCGCGCGGCACTTACGGCCGACCACCGATGCTGTGCGCTTAGCATCGGGCGGGATCCGGAGCTTAACGATCACGCCACCGAGGACCTTTTTGTATACGATCAGTTCCCCCTCTTGCGGGATCTGGAATCGCGGCAGCCGCGTGCTGTCGTCGATCTTGGCCCAGCGCAGGTCGGCCTCGCGCAGGTTGGCCTCGCGCAGGTTGGCCCCGCGCAGGTTGGCCCCGCGCAGGTTGGCCCAGCGCAGGTCGGCCTCGCTCAGGTTGGCCCCGATCAGGTTGGCCCCGCGCAGGTCGGCCTCGCGCAGGTTGGCCCAGCGCAGGTTGGCCTCGTTCAGGTTGGCCCTGCTCAGGTTGGCCCCGCGCAGGTTGGCCCCGCCCAGGTTGGCCTCGCTCAGGTTGGCCCCGCCCAGGTCGGCCCCGATCAGGTCGGCCCCGATCAGGTTGGCCCCGCGCAGGTCGGCCTCGCGCAGGTTGGCCCCGCGCAGGTCGGCCCTGCTCAGGTTGGCCCCGCGCAGGTTGGCCCCGCCCAGGTTGGCCTCGCTCAGGTTGGCCCCGCCCAGGTCGGCCCCGATCAGGTCGGCCTCGTCGTACCGATAAATCACCGCACCACTAAGATTCTTGATCTCGATCATCACTTCACTCTCCTCTCACTTGTTCAGCACCGAGGCCAGCGCTTCGGCTTCGGTCGGGGTCAGCACCACAGTCACGAGACCATCACTCACCTCGGTGGAGAAGGTCAAGCCGTTTGACATCAGCGCCGCCGAGAGTTCGTCGCGGCAGTCGAGAGCCATCGCCCGCTCGTCGCGTCGTCGCTGGATCCGGGTCCACGCGGCCTTGGCCACCGGCTCCGAGTCAAGCCCGATGTCGGCGAAGTGACGGATCATCTCGCCGAGGTCTTCGTATCGGGTGCCGGGGCTCCCGTCGGTTGATGTGACCAGCGACCCGTCTGGCCGCTGCGTCACGTGGATGTGGCCGAGGTCGGTGGTCAGGGTGATGAGGTGATCAGGGTGTTGGGTCATGGTGCGGGTCTCCTTGTGGGTAATGGGTCAGCTATCCAGATCATCAGCCGTCAGCACATAGACCGCAGTGCCGACACAGCTGCCGTCGCGGTATACGGGCGCGTAGAGTCGCTGGCCGACTTCATATCCATCCTCCACCGACAGCCCTTCGGCGGCGTCCTCAAGGATGCTGAGCGCCTCGGCAATCGCGTCCTTGTCCCCATCGGCTTCGACGATCATCCCGTCATGGCTGGGCCACCCGAAGCCGCCGTCAACTTCATTGGGGTTGGCGTCAAAGATTCGCATCGTATATTCGGTGGTCATCGTCATCTCTCCTCTGTCGGCGTCTCTCGTCGCCGCTTGATGAGTGGACTATAAGCAATGCTCGCCGGCGGGTCAAGGGCCCTTGTGCATTATTTTTATACCTACACAGTGTTACAGGGTAGGCAAAATGCTCAAACCTTAGACAATTGAACTTTTCTTAATGATATCAAGCAGATCGTACACCGTGATATTAAACACCTTTCACATGTTTTCTTAATGATTCTATGGGCTTAGATGATTTTCTATGATTTTGATGATCTAGTCAGATCAGATCAGATCTATAGTAGCACTGTATAGGACCAGTTGGACACATCCCAACTGCGTACATAATAGTGGTTATCCATCGATTGACTAGCCTGTGTCTGCGGGTACATCCTAAAGGCTAATGAGGCACACACCGGAAACCCGAGCAAAGATGAGCGCGTCTCAGCGCAAGCGGAGGGCGAGGGAGTCTGAGCGCAGAACCATCTCGGCGGAACACCGGGATCGGATGCAGGACGCCAAGCAAGCCAGGAAGGCAGGTAGGCGCGCCACGGTAGAGTCGATGTTCTCCGCGGATTCATTGGCCATCGTAAGCGCATCGATCCGGGCCCGCAAAGGGTCTTGACCTTATTCGCCTCGCGGGTGTAGCCTATCCACCATGAGCAAATCCAAGCACAAACCCTCCGTCTCTAAAGCAGACCGAGCGAAAGCCCCGCAAGACCTGCTCGACAAAGCTGACCGAGCCAAGGGAGATCCTCCGCCCGAACGACCGGAGCCTCTGCACCAGGAGCCCCCCACGCCGGTGGCTAACCCGATCAAGCCGACCGCGAACGAACTCACCCCCGAGGCCCGGTGCCTGGACGAGATCAAGGACGTCCTGGACAAATACGGGATGACCCTTGGTGTGCGTCACGTCGAATTCAGCGTTCGTCCACGGGGTGAGCAGTGAGGTTCCTCGGACGCATCCTGACGGCTCTGGTTGGGGCTGTGGTGGCCTTGCTGGCTCTGCTGGGGCTACGGCGCACCCGGCCACAGATCGCCCGTCCTAGCCCCGCTGAGGAGGTCCTAGCCAAAGCCAAGCCCAAGATCGACCAGGTTCGACTCAAGGCCAAGGCGGAGGTCAAGCAGGCCGACAAGGGTAAGCACGGAACACTGGCCGAGGAGCAAGCCCGGGCGAACAAAGCAATGGAGAGGTGGCGGAAATAAATGGGAATTGTGGTGCGGGTCATCTACACCGGCGACACGTTCGATGGTCCGGAAGTGGACTTCACCCCGGACGATCTTGAAAGGTGGCGGAAGTGACCCCCCTTATCTTGCTTCTTGCATCACAGTGTGTTTGCCAGCCGCCTCCGGGCGAGGCCGGGCCGGTTGTGCTGATGTCTGAGGACCAGTGCGCGGCCAAGCTTGCTCCGGTCGTGCGTGCGCTCGAAGGGTGCAATGGGATGCTGGACGCTATCAGTACGGCGACCACGGCAATCGTGGCGCTCCCGCCGATCCCTGACCCTGACCCCGAGCCGGCATCGCCGATGCCTCGGGTGCTCGGAGCTCTGCTCGGCGGGGCGGTCGGTGCGGGTGCCGGGGTTGCGTTTGCGTCAAGTGAAGGCGCATCGCCCGCACTGGTCGGGTTGAGCTCGGCTGGTGGAGCTATGCTGGTGGGGGCCTTGGGTGCCCTGATCGGATGGGTGATGGAATGAAGCCGTTCAAGATAGCTAAAGTGGAGCACGGCGGGATCGAAAAAACGGACTACGGCAGAGGCGGAACCGACATGATCAGGCTGACCGACGATGCCGGCAACACGCTTGAGTTTTGGCTGGACGGCGACTGCTGTTCGAACAGCGTTTTCGAGGAGAGGTCTTTTGCCGATCTGTGCTTGTTGGTCGGCGAGACGTTGATATCGGTCGAAGAGGTGGAATCGGAAATGGAAGACGAGGGCCCAGAGGTTCAATGGTCGGCGCTACTAGTCCGCACGAATTGGTCATCAATCACTGTTGATTGGCGCAACGAGAGCAATGGTTACTATTCCGGGTGGTTCTGGATGGTAGACAGCAGGGGCACCAACTGATGCGTATCCTCCACATTTCCCAGAAACCAAACGACATCCGCGCGCAACGTGCGGCGTTCTCTACGCCCGAGCACGAGCACGCCTTGCTCCTCGGCACCGAATACACGCACGGGCCGGACCCGATCACGGCGCCGGTCGACTGGGGCCCGGGCATCCCGATGGCGAAGGTCTACGCGTCCGCTAAGCGGGCGGACGTCCAAGCGGCGATCCTCGAGATGACGCCGGACCTGATCCACGTGCACGAGCCGATGACCCTTCGCGCTGTGCCGATCCCCGACAGTGTGCCGGTCATCGTCGACCATCACGAGTGGGAGATCGACCGCAGCATTCAGTGGGACTCGCCTCGGTTGCGCGACATTCGGCGCAAGCTGGTCGATGACGCGCTTGACCGGACCCGTCATCACATCGTGCCGAGCTCGGGTCTAGCGGATGCGCTGAACGACTACCGGCCGGGGCTGGAGATCGCCACCATCTACAACGCGCCCCCGAGGATGCCCGATGGATACAGGCCTCGGCCCGAGCTGGCGCGTGAGGTCTTGGCTGACTTCATTCAGCCCGATGATCGGTTCGTTGTGTTCGCCGGCAACATGACCCCGGACCGTCGGATCGATCTCCTGCTCCACACGATCCTGCACCTCCAGCGTCAGGACCCGCGCTGGCGACTGCTAGCCTTGTCGCCCCCGAGCACCGTACCGGCCGAGGTCCGCCACCAGCTTGAGGCGACGGCGATGCTCTGCCTCGAGCCGTGCGCGTACCCGTGGCCATGGTCGCTGGATCGAATCAACATGCTCGACGTGCTGTCATTGGGCACGGTCGGATGGTCCTTTGCCGAGGTCGGGTTCACCTCGTGGCGGGAGTCGGCGCCGAACAAATCGTTCGAGTACATGGCCGCCGGCCTGCCTCAGGTGTGCGACCGTGATACGTGGATGAGCGGGAACATCCTGGGAGCCATCGCGCTGGACGATGACCCGGCGCTGATTGCTGCGGAGATCGTGCGGGAGCATGAGGATGGCGAAAAGGCTGACCTGGTGTTTGGTGGCGGGTACTATCAGCTGCGCAAGTATGCCTGCAATGGCGTGGCGCAGCGAGCCAAGCTGCTCGGCGCCTACGCCTATGCAGTCGAGCGCTAGAACAGGATCGGGTCGTCGCTGAGCATGACAACCGGCTCACGGGCCAGGTAGATCGACCAGCATCGGCCACACTCACAGCGGTCCTCGGGGTGGTCGTAGGATTGGCCGCAGTGGCAAGGCTCGTAGTGCTCCGGCACCTCGGGTGACGAGTGGACATAGCCCGTGTCGTAGCAGGTGTGGCAGCGGGGAGCGGTGTCGATGTGGGCCTGTTGTTCGTTCGTCGTCATGAGTGGACTATAAGCAATCGCAGGGGTGGGGTCAAGGGCTACATGCTGCGAAAGGTGCACCCCCGGACGAGGATGGCCATCATCGGGACGGCGCCCTCGCCCTGCTCAAAAAAGATAGCGTCCACGCCGTCTTCGCGGATCTGCTCGTACTCGCGGCGCGTCTGAGGATCGAGGCCGGACCGGATCACCATGTGACTTGGGACATCTACCGAGTAGACCACCGGCTCACCACCATGCACCGCGCTGGCCGCTTTGGCGTAGGTCATCGCCTGCTTGGCCGACCCCGTCACCCAAAAAGCGGGCTCAAATCCAGCCTTGCGGGGGTCGCACTCATCGCCGTCCAAGTCTCCATGCGCCGTCGTCGTCCCGTGGTACCAAGTCGTCATGCCCCTCTTATAAGCAATCACCACCCTCGCGTCAAGGGGCTTGTCTAATATTTATTGGTGCCTAGATGTAGGGTATGCGAATACCGATCCTAACCGCACTGCTGCTTAGCACCGCCTGCTCCTACGAGGGCATCGCCATCAGGCACCACGGTGACACCCTGGACGTGCTCCACACTGCTCGCTACGGCGTGCACCCAGGAGGCGCCCTAGGGGCCGAGTTCATCGCGGAGGGGGACACGCTACGGCTTGAGGGACAGCCCAACCCAGGCGATCCTAGCGAGTCTGGGGTACGGCTCACCATCACCAGCATCGAAGGGCCGGACTACGGTCTGTATAGCCCGGGCCCCAAGCTTGGCCAAGGGCTGTGGGTCACGCGGGAGGGGCTGGAGATCGGGATCGACGGCGGGGGCGAGATCGAGATCGAGGGCCGGCTGGAGTGGGCCGGGCCGATCGACTAGCGGAGCATCACCACAATGGTGCCGAACTGCGGATCAAGAACCCCGTCACCGCCCGATCCTAGGATCGCCAGAAACACCTCGCCGGCACTGACGGCGCCAGATGCAAGGTCGACCCACCCAGAGTCGAGGTACGTATTCAGTGCATTGCATGCAACCTGACATGGCGTCGCCCCTAGGTCTGAATACGATCCGACCGAGGTGCTGTACGTGGAGGCATAGCACGCCCGCATCACCGAGCTAGCGGCACCAGCCGTGGCATGCTTGTTTACGAGTAGCCGGCATTGGGTTGACCCGGCGAGATCCACGAGCTGGACGTGCCGCACGCTGCCGAAGATGAAAGTCGAGGCCAGCGGCATGTTCGTCCATGTCGCGGCTGCGCTTGCGTTGGCGTTGATTGTGATGCTCCTGGCTGCGCCCCCGCCTCCGCCGGACAACGGTGTCTGCCACGACGGTGCCGCATCCGGCCCCCCAGACGTGAGCACTTGCCCGGCCTCGCCTGACCCGCTGGCACCGTGCTGGATCTCGGCGTTGTCGAACTTGAATATCTTGACCATTGGGCTTGCTCCTTACGCGGTCACGTGCACGAGCACAAACAGGTCGACAGTATAGTCGTTGGCGTTCGCCTTCGTCAGCTGGATCTGGAGCTCGTCCGTCCCGTTGTCGGCCACCACCTGGACATCTACCGTGTCAGTGTTTGCCTGGCCAGAGCGCGCGACCATGGTGCTCGTGAACGTCGACCCGCCGATCTCGTCGGTGGTCCCGCCGTCGTTCCAGCACCCGCCGAACACCGTCGCCAAGGCGCTGCCGGTCGTGGCGCTGGACCGGTTCCAGACGGCTCTGACGTCGACGTAGGCCGAGGCGCCGCTGGGCACCGCGTAGGTCAGCACGGTCTGCGTAGCACTGTTGTGCGTCACCCGGTAGCGCTGCCACGAGTGGACAGGCATCGAAGTCGCGCCCTGGTAGACCAGCTGCACGTCACCAGACGACCCAGGGATGGTGATCCGGTCGGTGCCGATCCCGCTGACGTCTCCGTTGGTAGCGAGTCGCAGCACGCCCGGCGTGGAGTTGTCCGAGTCGCCGGCCACCAACGAGGCATCGCCGCCAGCCCCGTCGACCGAGGCACCCGCAGCGTACGTGCCGTGGCCGCCTCGTCCGGTGCTCGAGTTGGTCCCGCCCTTGACCAAGATGTCGGTCGCCTGGGTTGCGCCGTTTCCATTGGTGGCGCCAATGGTCACATCGGTAACGGGGGTGGCTACGGTGTTGTCAGCGTCCGGGTTGCCGATCAGCAAGCTAGTGGTCGTTGTCGACCCGGCGATCGCAACCCGATCGATCTGAGTCTGAACGGTGGTCCCTGACGCCTCTGGTCCAGTGCTGCCGAGGTACAAGATACCCGGCGTTCCGGCGCCCGTGCCCGCGCCTGCGCGCACGCGCATGTCTTGGCCGGCTGTGTTGGTGCCGCTGGCGTTGGGTCGACCGACCGCGCCGGACCCGTTGAAGTCAAACCTCTGGTTCAGCGAGGTGTCACCGAAGATCAGTCGCTCGCCAGAGTTACTGGTGACCACTCGTAGGTAAATGTTCGCGCCCTGCTGAACGGTCATCGCCGCCGTGTCGTTGTCCGCAACGTTGACCGTGAATCCTGTGGTGCCTGCGTTGATGGTCACGCCGGTCGCGCCTGTGGTCGCGTTGCCGATCGTCACCAGGTCGGCCGAGGTGTCGACCGAAAGGTACACGTCGGTCAGGCTGGCGCCATCGCGAACCCTGAACGCGGTGGAGCTCCCGGCGCCGGAGGCAACCTGAAAGTCAACATCGCCACCGGTCGACACGATGACGTCGTTGCCGGCGACTACCTGAGTGTTGGCGGTAGCGAGGATCGACCCGATAATGACCTGTTCGCTGCCGTCGGTGGTGTCAACGCGGATGTAGTCATCCGAGCCTTGCTCCACCAGAAAGTTTGCCGAGTCGTTGTCAAGCAGCTCGATGGTCAGACCGCCTGACCCCGGTGACATGGTGATCGTTCCGGTGCCGCCGTTGCCGAGAGTGATCGTGCCGTTGCCAGTGTGGCTGAATGGGCCCGATGTCTGCTGGTAGTCGGTCACGCCGGCCATCGCGCCGGTGTCACCAATGGTCACCACCGAAGCCTGGACGGTCGACCCGCCGGTACCGTCCGCACGGATCACCGCGTTGTCGGTGCCGCCGGTCGTGCCGCCAAGGCTGGACGCCGCGGCGTCGAGGTCAACGGTGGTCCCGTTGTCCCGCATGAAAGTGAGGCGAGTCGTGCCCGCATCGTCGCGAGTGTAGAGGAACCCGCTTCCGGCCACGTTGGTCGGGGCCGACGGGGTCTCGGCAATCTGGATCCAAGACTCATCTACCAACAGCGTATGCGGGCCAGAACCTGCCGCGGCGACCACCGACAGCGGGTCCGACGTTCCGGTGCCAATCGAGAAGATCGTGCCGACCGTGGCGTTTTGAACTTCGACCAAACCGCGAAGCCGGATGTTCGGCAGGTCGGTGGCGTTGCCTAAGGTGATCGTCGAAGCGCCGGGCGTGACGCTGGTGGTGATCGTCAGGAAGTCGTTGCCGTTGCTGTTTTCGATCAGCAGCGCATTGCTGGTGCCGGCCGCAAGGGTCCAGGCCGTAGCGCTACGGCTGTCGCCCATGTTGTAGTGGAGGTTCGCTCCGACCAGTGTGCTGTGTGGGGTAGGCATCGATTCAAGCCTCCTTGAGCCCGAGGGTGGAGTGTGGCGTGTACGGCATGGTTTAGCCTATCACCGTAGAGGACTCAGCGAACCCGTCGCCGTCCTGGTCGTTAGTCACGGGGTCATTGTCATTGGTGACGATGAAATCCGGGTCCACTGTGGTCACCTCGATCGATACGGTCGGATCGTAGATAGGCACAACGTCGAGCGCCGGATAGGATGTCGAGCGCAAAAACGCAAGATCGAACTCCATGCACGGGTCTGCCTCAAACAACCGACATCGCTTGCGCACGACCTCAAACGAGCTAACGGTGTTGGTGTCGAGCCCGGACTGCTGAAACGCCAGATAGACGTCATCGGCGCTGAGCGACACCACGTCCGACAGCTCCAGGTCGTAGTGCCTGGCGGTGGTCTCCATGGTCATTGTCGGCATGCCAAACCGACACCGGCGCAGCCACCGTTTTGCGATGTCGACTGGGATGGTGACGTCTACAACGCGGAACGGATCGTAATAATAGATCCCGCTCTCGTCGATTTGTGGTCCGCCATCTCGCGCGGCAGCGATGCTAGTACCGAGACCTCCCCGGCCGTTGACGAAGTCATAGTCATTGTAGCCGGTGGCGATGTCAAACTGAGCGTCAGTCCAAACGTCAGCCAGTCGCTCGTACTCAGTAGGAAGAGCGATGTCTGGAGCTGTAAGCTTGTACCTGGTGGGGCGAGCCCGGTTACCTATGCCGTCGTCGTATCGCTGAGGGGTGAAGAAGTGACTCACGCCGTCGCATGCCACGATCTCTGGGCTATTGCTGTAGTCGAACGTTGAGGTTGATGCGTAGGCTCGGCCCTCAACACGAAGGAGCGCCACCCGAGTTGACGTCAACCCGCTGTTGGTGTCTGGCCCGAAAGACGAGATGGTAGAGTCATACAGCTGACGTGTCCCGCAGAACCCCTGGCGGGGGGCATATTGGATCACCATCTGCTCAGTGTTCGGGAACATACGGCGAACCACTCCGCCGCTGCCGGGTTCCATGTACGCGCCGTATACCAGCGCGACGCCATTGCACCACTCGAGGTCGAGGTTGGTCTCCACCAGCCGGAGACACTCCCGAACGCTGGCGTTGTCCGCCTCACGGTAGGTGGCTACCGCCGCGTTGGTGTCCCTCGACTGGGCGAAGTTCATCACCGCGCCATTGGTCAGCCCATCAAACGCGTCGCTGTAGCTGGTGACGTTGCACGCGTACCCGGTCTGGCCGTCGTAGTCGTCCGAGTGGACAAACGATCGAGTAACGGCGGCATCCTCGTTCAGAAGGGTGAACCGAAACACTCCGTCCTGATCAAGGCGAAGCGTGCCGTTGAGCATCACCAGTACGCTGTTGAGAACCTCTAGCGTAGGCGTCGGGTCGTTGATCCCGTTGACGCACTGGAACTCTTCGTCGTTGTACCTGCTAACGACCCAGTGGCCGATGGCATCATAGGAGGTCTCGGTCGGGTCCAGGGACGTGGCGTCATAGCGCTCGGGCAGCACCGACTGGCTAAGCAAATCCTCCACCACCTGGAGAGGGTGCATGTTGACCCACTCGCCAGTGATGGTGCTTGACGTGAGCTCATGGAGCCCGCTTCCAAGCGACAGCGTCACTGCGCCGCCGGCCTTGGGCGTTACCTTCTGGATGTAGTGGCGAGGCCAGGCCTCAAAGTCGGATTCAGCCAGGCCCTCAAAGCCGACGTCAATGTCAACGTACTTTCCGAAGAGCATGTACCGCCGCATCAAGTGGCGGATACCGTAGCCGTTGGGCCCCGGATCTGCTAAGTCGATCTCGGGGGTGCCGAGGGCGATCTCTCGAGTCAGCGGGTCAACCGACATCTCAAGCCCGCGGATGTCAGTCACGAGGTTGGGGTAGACTCCGTCAATGCCGACGAACGGCTCGTGAGACTTGCAGAACGAAACTTCGGTCGGCCCGTTGCCGAGGTCCACACCCCAGCCGGTGGGGTCGTCGGTCACGCTGGCTTGGAATGTGATCGAAGTGCTGGCGCTGGCGGCCTCTCCAAAAATAAACGTCAGAATGGCGCCGGTCGCGTCGCTCTCGACGTTATATCGGACGGTCCAGTCGGTGCCGACTGCGGCCAGGATCGCATTGCCGATGTTGGTGGCGGTGGTCGCATTGCTGCCGGTCGCGGCATAGTCGCTGCCCTCGTTGACGGAGTAGAGGGTGCCGTCAATGTTCAGGATCACGGTCATCGTCGAACCGTTGATCGCCGAGTAGTCGTCAATGCGCAGAGCCGAGGTCTGCTGGAGCTCGATACGGATGATGCCGATCGGCCGGATGCCGGCCCGCTCTGATGCGGCGATCCAGTTGGTGTTGATGGACCAAGTCATGGGGTCAGTCCTGATCGTATCCGGTGTCGTTGCGGGCGAAGGGAGGGATCTCCTCGTGCGTCACTTGAACCCCCCGGATGGCCCACCCGTTGAACGGCATACGCAACTCCGTACCGCCGAAGTCCAAGAACCCCCAGGTGGCGAAGTCCGGCTCGGTGGTCGGCTGGTCGATCCACAGCACCGGTTGCCGCAACCCTTGCGAGTCGGTCACCATGCCACGGAACGTCACGAGGTCATCAAGCCCATGCTGATCGGTGCCGTCGGGCGTCCACCCAGCGTGCCAGTCGGTGAACCCGTAAGCTTCCATGTAGCGCTGCCGATCCCGTCCACGGAACCGTTGATCGGTGTAGGCTGCGCCGATGGGGCTGTCGTCGTAGTCGGTGCCCTGGTCTGGCCGGCGCGACACCTGGCGCCTAGTGCCGACCACCAGCTCGGCGATCTGGCCCATGGCAGAGCTCGACCCGTAGGTGAATCGGATCTGCATGTAGCCAGTGCCAGAGTAGCGGTTGCTGCCTCCGCCCAACTCGAGGGCGATGAACCGGCCCGATGCGCTGAGCGTGCCGGACCACGAAGCGATCGTGGTCGCACCAGCGCTGAAGTTGCCGTCATCGTCAATCAACACGTCGATGTCGGTGAGGCTCACGCTGCCGAGCATCTTGATGAAGATCGTATCAAACGTGATCGATGATGACCACTCAAGGTTGAAGTAGTGCGTCGTCGACGACCCGGCCTGGCGAGTGCTGCCATAGCGGAGCTCCCCGTCGTACACCCAGCGAGCCGGAGCGGTGCTGACAGTGATGTCGGCGCTCGCGGCCTGGCCGTCGGAGGTCCACTTCAGAACCGCGGCATCACGCACCCGGTTGTGTGCCACGATCAGGGGCGCGTCTTCGGCCCGGGCCGAGACCTCGCCGGCTGGGATGCTTGCGCTTGACCAGGCCACAGCTTAGCCTCGCTTCCCGCCGCGGGCCGTGCCGCGGAAACGGGGATTGGTGACCGAGCCTCGGCCTGTAGAGTGGAGGTCCTGGAGCACGGGAACCAGCCCCCGCTGGTATGTCCGCTGAGCTGTGACCGAGTCCGGCGGGACCAGGTAGCTTTGGCTGAGGTTCACCGTCACGCCGCCTCCGCCGCCGCCCGCAGCGCGGGCAACCTCCTCGATGAACCCTGGTTGCGTGCCGCCCTTCGGCACCACAGTCTCCCCAGGCTCGAGCAGCGCAGGGACCCGGTCACCAGCGCCAACACCGGGAACACGCATGCCGTGAGCGGCACGGATAACACCGCCGTCCTGGAAACCAAAGATCGACCCGAGGAAGCCGAAGATGCCCGAAGCGGCCGCACCCGCGCCCGGCAGGAAGATGCTGCTGGCAAGGCTAAGGGCCGTGCCGATGAGTTTCAGCATCACGTCCTCGGCCGACATACCTCCGCGAATGATAGCGTTGAAGACTCCGCCGATCTGACTGCCGACGTTGGCATAGACCGAGGCGAGCTCGGCGGCGGCTTGTTTCTGCTGGTCAATAGCGCGCTTGGCGTCGTCCGCCTTCTGTCGGTTCTCTGACGCGATCTGGTTGCGCTCCTGTTCTTGCTTACGACCAAGAGCCTCAAGATCTCGCATCTGGCGATCAACCTCGGCCGCGCGCATAGATGAAGCCTCCGACTGAAGGTCTCTGGACCGGTTAGCAATAGCAGCATCATCCATTGGACTAAGTCGCCCAACAGCGGAGTCCATCGCTTTCTCACGAGCCTCAGATTCTCTAAGCGCCTGGGCTTCAGCCTGATGCTTTTCTCTGAGCCGACTCAGGAAGTCGCCCGTGCCCGGCCCCTTCCCGGATTGCTCAGCGTCGGCGGCTAACCTTTGAGCCTCGGCCCGATCCTTGATAGCCTTGGCAATGTCGCGCTCTGTCTTCAACACAGCCTGAGCCAGTCCAGGTGAATACTGGGCTGCCTCGATTTTGTACCGACGTTCTTCGGCTTCGGCTAACTCGAGCACGGCCTCCTTGAGATAGTCGAACACCCCCATACGTTGGTTGTCGATCTGTTGCTGGACCTTGGCACGCGCCTCGTTCTTCTTGGCGTCGCCAAGAGTAGTTACGCCTCCGCCCCCCGGCGTAGCCTCACGCGCAGCAACACCAGCAAGAACAGCGTACTCCTTGAGCCGAAGCATCTCAGCAATAGACTCGCCGATCGACACCTTGAGTCCATCGTAAGCCTTGGACATGCTGTCTACAGCCTCAACGATTGGGCGTTTCGTGCCGTCGATTGACGTCTTCAGCTTCTCGGATTCGTAGTACGCCTTAACCGCAGATGCGCCAAAAGCCCCAAACGCAGCAACGCTAGCGGCGCCGAACGCGGTGAGTGACATAATGGTAGCGCGAGCGAACCCGACCACCGACTCCACCACGTAACCGCTCAGTCCTTTGGCGAATCGTTGAGCCGCAGCGTGGCTGGCGCCGAACTGATACTGGGCCCGGTTGGCCACGGCATCGATCACATGGCTCGCTCGGTCTTCGGCGACGATCTTGAGAACCTCGGTCAGCGCCACGCAGACCACCACGCACGGATGTGGATAACTTGTCTACGCTTTGGGTGTCTTCCGGCGCTTCTCCTTGGGGGGAAGCTTGACCGTTTGAACAGTGGGCGGAGCCAGGTTTTTCGGGGGCCCGCCGGGCTCTACGTTTGGCCCGCGCTTGGGCCGGATGGCTTCGGCTTGGATGGAGTCCATCTCCGAGCTTAGTCCGCTGATGGAGTCGACCACCCACGCCGGCTGGTCCCCGATGGCGCCGCCATAAGGGAGCATCCCGCAGCCCTTCCAGTCGGACCAGATGGTGAAGATGGCGTACGCCTCGGGTTCGATGCCGGGCCACGGGCATCGGCCGGACGGACGATCGCACCCGCGCGCATCGCGTCGATCCTCTTCGGGGAGGTTCGGGGATTCGGACTCAGGCCGTCCGCACTTGCTACAGCCCCAACGTCGTGCGGGATCCGTGTCGCTGGCTAGGACTCGGAGGACGGCCCGGGCTTGTCCAGCAGTCCGGCCCTCAGCACAGATGCGTCCTGGATCGCTTCAATGATGTCCGACAGGATCAGCTCGTACGCTCTAGCCGGGATCTTAGCCAGAGCCTCCAAGAGCTCGGCACCATTGGTCGGCTCCTTGTCCCCGACGTTGAAGCCGCGCACCCCGTGCACGTGGTCCTTAACGATCTGCTGCTCCATCGCCTGGAGCCGAGCCGCGAAGTTGGTCTCTCCCCCCTTGGTGATCTGCCCGTTGGCCCGGCCGAGCTTGCGCAACTCCTGCGCCGACATCACGGAGATGAGCACCGCGAAGGGGTTGGGATCGTCGGGGTCGGTGTTGCCCGGAACCCTGGGGCGGTACCACTGCTTGGAATCGTCTACCGCGTCGAACGAAAGCGCCATTCAGTATACGTCGGTCCGGTCCGATAACCTGTCAAGCCCCTATCGCTCCTCGCACTGCTCGTACCAGAACACCTTAACCAGACGCTGAAGATGCAGGGTGGTCGGGTCCTCCAAGACATTCAGGATCCATTGGGTCGTTTCGTCTGTGTACGTAGCCCAATCGTCCCGCCGGCTGTTGTCGTTGAGTGCGAAGTTGACCTCTCGCCTCAGCGTGTCCCGGAGTTCCCGGGCCCGGCTCTCCGACTCGCCCTGAATGGTCATGTCTAGACGCACTGTGAGTGTGCACCGTCGACGCCGGCCCACGAGGTATTCCTCGGCCATGTTCTCCTCGTAGAGGCCAATGCATGGCACCATATGGCCCGGAAGGGATGATGGAGTATACCTTTCGGTCGTGACCCGCTTGACCCCCGGAACCTGCCGCAGGTCCTCGGCAAGGCTATGCACGACGGAGATCAGGTTAGGGTTGGACATCAGATGTACCTAGCGTAACGGTGGCACACCTTAAGCGTCTCGGCGGTCAGCATGTCCGAGCTCTCGCGCCACGTCTTCGCGATGGTCTGCGTGTTCTCGCTGGTCACGTTTCGATCTTGGCCGCTGCGCCGGAGCACGCTCGCCACCGAGGCAAGGCATGCGTCCTCGAGGTCATACGGCAGTGTCCGAACCAGCCCGAGGGGTGACACCTCGAGCCCGTCCAAACGAACCTGCTCGGGGGTGATGTACCCGCCGACGTACGTTACGCGGATGGCGCCCTCGGGGTCGTCAGGAAGCACCATATCGGTCGCGCCTGACCCGGGCGCAAACGCGGTGCAAGGCCACCCGCCGCGCATCAGAAGCCAGCCGGCCTCGCTGTTCTCGACGTAGTAGTCGGTGCTCGCGAACGTGGTGTCAACGGTGGTGCCGTCGGCGCCTACGATGGTCACCGCAGACACCGAAATCACCGGCGGACGCTGAAGGAACAGCCGAGGCCCGCCGTTGGACCCATGGCGCTCTGCCGTAACCGTAGCGCGTACGAACGGCCGGCCGGCCGCCTTGACCATCGCCTCGGATACGGCGTTGATGATCCGCTCGAGGTGAGTCTGAGACGCGTTGGGATCGTCGTTGCCAAGACCGATTACGTCTCGGGCTGTGGCGTAGGTGGTGAGTGCTAGAGTGGAGTCGACAGCCATGGGCGAGGGCCCTCCCCGGCCCGACTAGCGGCGACGCAGACCGATGGCCCGGTCCTCGGAAACGAGCTGGAGTTGGAGCGCTGGAGCCATCACCCGATCGATATCGGATGACGGCTCCAGCTTCCCGGCGGCGTAGAGTCTTCGCAAGAGGTGCGGATCGTCGATGTCGACAGATTCGCCGGCCGAAACCATTCGACCGTCAATCACGAAGGAGTCAGACGCCACCACCAGCATCACTGCACCGGGTTGACCTTGGCACCACAGAGGGCCGCCACCATGGCGCAGGCCAAGGAGGTGCCACCGATGGTCACGTCGGTGTTGAACCGAACGTAACGCCGAGCCGCGCTCAGGTCAACGTCGATGGTCACCACCGACTGAGAGCCGATGGTGCCCGAGACGTACTGAGTGCCGGTCTGCGGGTCGTCGAGATTGACCCAGTCGCTGTTGTTGGACGAGTGCTGCACGGTGATCCGGGCATAGTTGCCCGAGCCCACAGACGCGCCAGTGGACAGAGTGACCGAAGCCGAGTCGTAGCCCTGTTGGCCTCCGGACTGCGGCATGCGGTCGATGGTGAGGCCGGTGCTGTCCGAGGTCAGGACAGCCGGGTAGCTGCCCTGAAACCCGAGGATGTTGCCAGCCATAGACGAACTCTTGAACATGTCTTCTATTCCTCTTCTTTCCCCGGGCGATTAGCTCACGGTGTAGTCGACTTCGGAGATGATCGACGCGCCGTTGTCGTGACGGAGCGCGAAGTCCTCGACGAGGATACCGCGGATCGCGGTCTCGTCTTGGCTGATACCGGACTGCACAGCGCCGGCGGTGCTGTTGTAGTAGGCGCCGCCATCGAAGGCGGTCAGCTCCAACCCGCGCACTTCGCCGATGACGCACTCGGCGCCGCACACGAAGTAGATCTCGGACTCGTTACCGTTGCCGGTGAGGTCGGTGATCTGATTCGTGGCAAGCACTCGGTAGCCCAGGAGCGTGCCGGCGCCTTCGAGGCCCGGGAAGCTGGGGTTGCTGTTGCCGTCAACAGTCGCCATCAGTCGGTACTTGGTCCGCTCCGACATCAACCAGGCCGAGTTGGCCAAGTTGAACCGAACGTTCCGGCTGGCGAGGCGAGCAATCGCGTTCACCAAGTCGTTGCGCTTCGCGAGCGCGGTGTCGCCGCCGGACGCCACAACCATAGCCGAGGCCACGCTGTTGCGGATGCCGCGAGGCTGACCAGCCGCGCCGTTGCCGCGCAAGAAGGCCACGTCCTCGGCCAGAGCCAGCTCGGACGCGAGGTCATCGCGGACGAACGCATCGGCGCTGGCGTCAGCGATACGAAGCAGGTCGTTGCTGACCGCGGTCAGAGCGCCGAGCTTCTTGCCGGTCAGCGTGATGCTGCCGGTCTGTTGCTGGCTGGACGCGATGACCGCGCCTTCCGCAACCCAAGAGCCCGAGCCGACGCCGGTCTGCTTCTTGATGGTCATGGTCCCGTTCGGCATCTGGAGGACCCGGATGCCCGGGATCTGACGAACCACGGTCATGTTGCGCTGATACTCGATCAGCTCGTTGAGGAACCCGCCGGGGAACAACTCGGCGCCCGCGCCGGCGACACCAGTCTGGAGCGCGCGCACCTCCCGAGCCTCCTCCGCCAGGGCCTTGTAGCCCCAGTCCGCGAGGATCTCAGACGGGTGCTGACGCCGCTGGTGGCCAGCCGCGACCGCGCGCACGTAGGCGCCGGCCCGGAGGCCCTTGCCCTTCTTAGGGTCGGCATCGAAGTTGACGCCGCTGACCTTCTCGTACTCGCGGATCGAAGCGACCTGCTTACGGTTGTCCGAGAGTTGGTCGGCGTCGCGCTGAGCGGCGAACCGCTCCTGAGCCGCCTTCATGGCCTTGACGTCGGCCGCCATCTGCCCGACCTCTTCCGGGGTCAGGCCGCCACGGAGTTCGGAAGCAAGGTCACGGACGGAGTCGGCGACGATCTTCTCAATCTCCTTCAGATCGGTGATTGGTTGAGTCATTCTTATTTTTCCTTCCGGCCGAGTACTTCGGCCAATGTCACCCGGAGCGAGTCAGCGATCGCCGCCTTGAGCTCTGCGGGGTTTGGTTGCACAACCGCCGGCGTGGCCGGGGTCGTGACGATTGGGTCGGTCACAATGACCGCTGTGCGTGGGCCTTCGAGCATGCGCCAGACTTGCTCGGCGTTCTCGCGGATCCACATGCCGATCGCTTCGCCATCGAGGACGCGCTTGGCTTCATCCAGGATCGGATCGACGTTGATGCCAGCAGCCCGGGCCTCCTTGAGCGCTCGAGGGTTGCTCGGGATTGGGAGCACCGAGTACTCCAAGAGCTCGGCCCGGCTGATCACGTAGCCGTTCGGATCCTCAGCATCGGGCTCGACCTTCAGGGTGCGAAAGCCGATCGACACGCCGCGGATCCAGCCGTCCTTGAGCATCCGATAGACCGTGTCGCCCATCGGATTGATCTCGGCCGGCGCAAACTCGGCCACACTGCGGGTCCGCTTGATCGCCTTGCTGTCGTCGACGTATGTGGCAAGAGCACGGGCGATCGGAGGCTGGCTTGCATCATGCGCCCACAGTACGATCGGGTTGGCCTTGAAAGCCTTCAGGTCCAAGCCGCTCGGAGGGATCTTGCTACGGTGACGATCCTGACCTGCGTCGTTGATGGTCAGGACCAGCGACCGCTCAGCCTTGGCCGGATCGACGCCAGATGCGCGGAGCTCGGCGCAGGCCTGCTCGTCGGCGATGATAGCCTCGGCGGTGTGGTAGGCGTCGCGGTGGGCGACCGTGCCCTCTAGGCCACGGAGAGTATCCTCGTCAAGCGTCACGTTGGGGACGGTCCGGCGACCCCGATAGCTTGGCAAGGCCTAAACGCCACTGGAGGTCAACGTGTATTCGCGCGATCGGATCACCATCGTTCGCTCGAGCGCGAGGGTTACGATGCCGTCGACCTGATCGACGTACTCCAGGCCCCACTCTGACTCGCCGTCGGTCTGATAAGCAAACCCACTCCGCTGCTGGTCGGCGAAGAGCCTGAAGTTGATGTCCCGTCGGAGGTAGTCCCGAAGTTCCCTGGCCCGGTCCTCGGTCGACCCCTGGACCAAGCAATAGAGGCGCAGCGTCAGGGCTACGTCCCGCTGATGGCCGGCGAGGAAGCGCTCTTGGATGTCCTCTTCCCACACGCCGATCGCCGGGACCTGATGCCCAGCCAGGTCGCTCGCGGTGAACCGTCGAGTTGTGCAATAGCGAACCGTCGACAGGTCGCCGCGGTCAGTCGAGATCCGGCCAAGAACGCGGAGCAGGTCGTCGATGACCGAGCTCGGCCCGGGCACCCCTCCTGCACCGCCTGAGCCTGAGCCTGGGCCAGCCAAGGCCGACCCGGCTAGCGGGAGTATGCCGAGCGTCATAGGCCGGCCTGGAGCGTGCTTAGGGTGGTAGCGGTGGCGGCAATTATGACGTTGGTTCCGCTGACCTGCCAGGCCCGGGCCGAGGTCCCCTCCTGGGCCCTGGTCACGGTGATGGTGTCATTCGTTCGTGCGGTGCATCGAACGATCTCGAGGTTGGTCCCGCTCACCAGCGACACCAGGAAGAACTGCCCACCCGTCGGGCTCAGCCCGATCTGATCGCCGGCGCCGCTGGCGAGCTCGATCGCAGTGGCGTCAATGGCAACGGGGCCTCCAAGGCGCACGCTGATGTTGTTCGCCCAGAGCTGAAGCGGGGCGACGGAGATGCGGATGTCTTCAACACTGGCCGTCCCGGTTGCCTCAGCCGAATTGGCCATCGTAAAGTCAACATCCGTCTGACTTGCCAAGGTCACCGACTGCGACGCGACACGAGCAGGGTCCAGCGCAGACGTGAAGGTCAGCAGCGTCGAACCGTTTGACACCTGCCGCAGTCGACAGGTAGCGGTCGACACCGCACCAGACACGCCAAGGACCATGCTGATGTTATAGGTTCCGGCCTCAAGCCTCACGGTTGGGGTCACACGCCGGTAAACGGTCCCGGTAACAAATGGCCGCTCAATCTGAGGGATGATCATGGACGCGCCCCCATCGACTCCCACACCGCGTTGGTCCCTACGCCGGTGGTGGTGCAGATCCATTCGTAAGAGTCGCCACTCACCGGAACGGTGTTGATGAACCGGTCGCCCACCATCCAGTTGCCGGTGGATAGGGACAGGGACGTGCCGGTGATCCGCCCGAAGGCGATAAGCCGGCAAAGGATCGCCACACCCGAGTCAGCAACGTTGGTTCCCGACGTGGCGACGTTGGCCGCCGCCGTATCCTGAAGGCTGATCGTGGCGGTCCCGCTCCGGGTCCACTGCCGGTCCCCATTGGCGCCCGAAGTCCCCTGCACGTTGCGGATGATGCACCGCCCGATCGCGCCTGCGGGGATGTTGTGGGTGCCGATGTTCACAACACCGGGGGTTGCGGACGTGACGCTGCTGATCAGGTACACCCCAAGGACGTCGACCTTGCACCGGTAGTTTCCGTTCTGGCGCCACTCAATATACCCGATCGCTCCGGTGTTGTCCGAGTCGGTCGTGAACGTTACGCCGTTCGATCCGTTGGGCACGGCAGACCGAGGGGACCGCAATGACCCGTTGGCGTAGTTGGTGAAGAACCCAGGCTGCCCGGTGGCGAACGAGCCGACGCCAATGCGCCGGTCGTTGAGGTTGCCTAGCCGAAGCGCAACCATCTCCGACAGCGCGTTGAGCGCCAGCTCCCACGACCCAACACCTTGGGCAGTCTGCTGGTAGTGCAGTCTCCACCGGTCTCCGCGTTCGGAGCCAACGATCTCGAAGCCCATCGCCACGTTGGCGTAGTCCGGATCTCCAAGAGACCCCACCACAGCCCCAGCGTTGCCTGGGTCCGCGTAGCTGCCAACAACAGCAGGGACCAGCGCGTGACGGGTTTGGTCGACCATCTCCGCCTTGACCGCGAGCTGAGGGTACATCGACCCCTCACGGAATGACGCACCCTCAGCAACAGTAATGGCTGGAAGTTCACCCTCGGTGTAGCAGTGCTCGAAGATCGGTCGCCCGGCCTTGCACATGAAGCCGTCACCATCGGTCGGCCCCACGATCAGGACCTGACTGAGCTTGTCTTCGATCTGCGGGGATACCTGGACTTGAACGCCGCGCCCAAACACAAGCGCGCCGCTCCCGCCGGGTTCGTACGTTCCGCGCGTACCCGACCTAGCATCGATCCGCCAGTAACCATCGAAGGAGGCATCGGCCACACCCGCGGCGTTGGTGTACTCGATCACCGTGCGGGCGGCCCCGTCTACGTTGTCCACTCGCGGCCCGGGCGCAACGATGACGCCGGTGGCGGTGATGGTGAGGTCTGCGGAAGATGTCGCGGCCACCGACACGCCGGTGATTCCGGCGGCAGCGATTGCGGTGACCAGCTGGTCTCGGATGCTGCCCAACGTCGGAGACCCGCTGGATGTGACCTCCACGTGGGTAAACGAACCAGAGGCGGTGCCTCGGATCCTAACCCAGTAGAGCGCGTTTGGCTGGGCGTAGCTGACCCGGAGCCGGATCGACGAGGCGCCGTAGACGCCTGCGCAGATGGCGGTGATCGGGAAGCTGCCGATGTTGGCCAGAGCGGTGGCCCCAAAGATGTCCAACGTCCGGCCGGTGTGACCCGGGCCCGTCCACGACCGGGACGACGTGATCATCTGCCACGTCGAACCCGAGACCTGAGAGATGCTGTCGCCGTCGTCGCCCACCCGCTCCAGCCGCAGGTCAATCTCGATGTACCCGTACCCCACCGGAGCATCGATAATGTCCCCACGGACGAATCCCCACGACAGCCCAGGCATCCAGCAAGAGCATGTGTCGTTGAGCCTTAGCTCGTGCGACGCTGGTCCTCCGACGCAATGCGCGGCGGTTGGGGACGCGGTGGTCGCCGTGGTTGCGAGCGTCATGTTGGCCGAGCTCTCGGTACAGGTGAAGCTGGTCGAGTTGGTCGAGTAGACAAGTACCCGGTTGGCGTCGATCTGTTGGGCAAAGATGTTCGCCAGCGCCAACGCGTTGACAGCGGCGGCGAGACCGGCAGCGATCTCCGTGGTGGTCGCCGAAGAATCGCTGGTGTAGTCGGCGTTGTTCCCGCTCACCACCAACCGATAGAGGGTGGAGTTGACAGCCGAGGTGATGGTGACCTCGTGCATGTGCTGCCCCACCAAGATCCGCGTGAAGTACCCGCCTCGGCTCTTGAGGTCAGACCCGCACTCCGCCACGCGGAACGGCGGCATCACGGTCACCACATTGCCGTCGCCGCCGCCAATGTAGAGGCCGGGACCACCGCAGTCCCGGATCTGGATGCCTTGCATGTGCGAGGCGTTGATGTTGCCTAGGTTGTCCGTCCCGCCGGCCGAGGCGTTGGCGTAGATCCCGCCGCCACGGAACCCGCGGATCAGCATGTCGCGGGCGGCGAACGTGAACCTGGCCCGAAGACCGTACTCGTCGATCGCCCCAGCGAACGGGCTGGCGCTGTTCGCTCCAGCCGTAACACCTGGACCCAGGATCGCGAACCCCTCCACCCTGAAGTCGTCAGACCGGGCGGCGGCGTCAGCGCCTACAACCAGAGATCCGTACGTTCCACCGAGGTAGCTGCCGGGGTAGTGAGTCTCAAGCTGCCCGCCGTTCTGAAACCAGAGCGAAGGGATCTGGGCGTCGTTCATCACCGAGTTGACCGAGCTGTTGCCTGGCCGGATGCCTCGGATCCTGAAGAACGGCCTGATGATGTCGACGTCCCCAGCGCACCGATAGATCCGAGGTGCGAGAGTAACGGTCATCGTCCCGTATTGGGCGATCGACAGCTGAGCCCGCATGAACGCCGGGGCGTAGTCGTTTCCGTCTTCCTCCTCGTGGAAGTACTCGATCGGGAACTCGTTGACATCGGTCACGGGCACACTCCGATCGCCTGGCAGTCGGCATCGTGTGCCGCCTCGTTGAAGAAGGCAGCGTTGGTCCCGATGGCGTAGGCGAAGAACAGGATCGTGGTGTCGGGAATGTTCACCGCGCAGGTGTTGTCCCCGCCGATCGCGAACGCGCCAGACGTCGCAAAGGCACCATGGAGTCCACTGTGCTCGGCGGAGACGGTACAGGTACCGTCGAGGCAGATGGTGATCACCGGGTTGGTGATTCCGACCGCGTCATAGTAGAAGTCGACGATATGCCAGGCACCGGCCGTCACCGCAGCGGTGACGCTGGAGATATACTCGGTTCCTCCGGCCTCGTCGACGTCCATACGCAGTGTGTCGGCGGTGAGGTAGTTCAGCTCGATGAACTCAGACCCACCAGGATTCCACTCGTGGAATTGCGTGTTCGCGGCTGGTGCGGTGTTCGCGCGGAAGATGATCCTGATCAGCCAGTTGTCCCCGTCGGCCATACCGGGGAAGCTCGATGGGGTTCCGTCAAGCCAGCACGCCGCCCCGCCGGTCGCGCCAAAACGCACCCCATTGTTGACGAGATCGGTCCCGATGCCGGCCTCAGCAAGCCCGGTCGTGGAGTAGTCGCACGTGTAGTCGGTGTCGGTCCCGTCCAGCGCCATCGACATCCCGATGGCAGTCTGGTCGGTCCACGTAGTAAACGCGCCGTTGGTGCAGTTACGGCCATCAAACGCGATGTTCCAAGTCCTGCCATAGGTTGCTGTCCCGTCGTAGGTCACAACCCCAGAGACGCTGGGTTTGGCCGATCGGCGCTGCATCCTACGACTCCCCGGCCCTCTCGCCTCGGCGTCGTCGATACACCCTGACGCCAATAGACACAGCACAAGGATCCAGCGCATGGCCCCGACCACGCACGCGTCGTGATAGCTTGGCAAGCGCCGAACGATGGGCTAGGCTGCCCTCATGGAAGACGACTTCGATATCACCAAGATTGACCCTGGCGTCCGCATGCTGGTCGCCCTTCTGCGCCAGCACTCGTTCGAGACCACCGACTCTGGTGACGGCCGGTCCAAGAGCGAGGACGGCCTAGACGTTCCTCACGTCCACATGGTCTGTCACGCGCAGCTGATGGCCTTCGAGGCAGACCGGCTCCACCGGGTGCTGTCGATGCACGGGGTGACGATCCAGCCGATCTCCGAGGACGACGCGCCGTACATCCAGGCCAGCTACGACCCGGCCCAGGTGGACTCGACCGCGATGATCAGCCTGATAGGCGTAGACGATTCGATGATCCGGCCGACCAGCGGGAGCCAGGACCAATCGTTCAGAGGCCTGGTGCCGAGCTAGGCTACGGCAGGGTCTGCCAAACCCAGAGTGCCTCGTCTTCAGCCGTAGCCGTCGAGGCTTTGGCGGTAAACGGCACGGTCGCGGTTCCGACGGTCCCATCTTCCGGGAAGCTGACGCCGGTCCAGTCGAGCTCTGCGTCGTTCAGCGTGATGATCGACCCGCTGGCTCCCGACTCACCGATCGTCACAACGATGTCGAAGGTCGACACGCTGGCGATGTTGTGGTGCGAGCTGTTTAGGATCTTCTGAAGGTCATCACGAGTCGCGCTGATGGTCACGGTCCCGTCGACATCACGGAAGCCAGGGGTCGATTCGGCCGGCCAGGGGTTGCCGACGATCCGCCGCTGGGTGATGTTGTTCTTGACCATGATCTCAAGCGCGTCCACCCACGCGCCCGTATCGGCGCCGAGGTCGACCGCGATCACCACATGGGGCGTCGGGCTCCCGCCGGTCTGAGCCTCGGTCCAAAGGCTGATGGGGTAGACCACCGGCGCGGTCTGAGCCCCGGCCGCAACCGCAGGGGTCACGGTCAGTTCGCCGGTCGAATGGTCGACCGCGGTTACCAAGTGACCAGCGCCAGTATTGGTTGATGTGCCGATGCCAACGACGCTGTTGACGGCGAAGAACCGAGAGTGCGCGTTGGTAGCCAGAGGGATATTTGTCTCGCCGCCGCTCAAGTTTTCGGCGATGGCCCGGCCGGTCTGAACGAGGTTGTGGCACGGTCCCGAAAACTCGATCTTCGGGATGTCGTCCTTTGAGATGCTGATCTTGACCTGCTCGACCACGAACCCGTCGGCCGCTTCCTTGTACTCGGCGGTAGTTGAGGTGTTGAGCCCAGCGTCAACCTCAAACCAAACGAAAGGCAGGGTCTGAGTGTTGCTCAGCGAGTAGGTGACGTCAGAGCCGCCGATGGTCTGAACGCCCAGGCCGGCCGTCAGGAGCACGCCGTAGTCGGGCGGGGTCGCACCGCCTCGAGGGAGGTGCTCACAGACGATGGTCACCTCGGCCGAACGGCTGCCGACGTAGCGTTCTCGGAGCGACCGCGAGCTCTGCGGGTTGCGGCGCTTGATCCGCTCCTCACTCGGCACGATGGAGTGGCCGAGGGCGATGAATGAATCGGTGGCCGCAAGAGTCGGCCGAGTCCCGATCGTCGCCTGTGAGGCGGCCATGAACCGACGGTTACGCCCCAGCGCTTCGCCTCTTTGCAAGCCCATATTGGGGCGACGGTGTTAGGGCCCCGATAGCTTGGCAAGGGCTATCGGTTGACTCGGCCGATCGTTGCTTGAATGCTGACCCGGAGCAGGTTCCTCAACTGAGGTTTGCTCCGTTTCAGCGCCTTAGTGACGTAACGCTTCGGGCGTATGTAGACCGAACGCTTCAGCGCGAACTGAGGCCTCACCCCTCGGCCCCACTTCGACGCCAGGACGTTGGTGCCTGGCAGCCGGAACAGCTTGCCCTTTGGCCAGAGCTTGGCCGGCAAGCGCCGGGCCTGTGGGGTCAGAGGGATCGTCAGAGCTCGGGCCCTCTTCGGCCGGATGGTGCCGCCGTGCTCGTGGATCCCGGCGTAGACCTTGGTCGACTCAATGGTGACCGAAGACAACGGATTCTGGCCTTCCTTGCGAGCGCCGACCACGACCACGAATGAATCAGCCAAGGCCCCTGTTGGGTTCTCGGCAAAGCGCTTGACCTCGGCGGCGATGTTGGTGCGGACCAACTTGCCAGCAGCCATCGCGAGTTTGCTGGGGGCTTGTCTCAGCTTGCGGGCCATGTCGGTCAGGCCCTTGGCCCCGGTGCCCGAGAACTTGGCGGAGACGGAGATCACCGGGTCAGGTACACACGGCGGGGATAGCGTGTCTAGTCAGGCTTACTGAACCGTCGTTTTTGGGAAGCGCTCATCTTCGCCCGCGACTCTTGAGATACACAATGCCCCATGACGCGGGTTCAAGTTTGCCCGCGGTCGTCTCTCCTCGCCGGCATACAGGCCAGGCACTCTTCGCGCGAACACTCGGCCAGGCACAACACATGCCCGGTCCGCTGCTCGCATTGACACTCACCGGTCCCGCCCCACACGTCTCCTGCGCGCACGTACCGCGCAGGCGAACAGCCAAGGAGGAGGCAGAGCAGAAGCAAGCCACGAAACGGGATCGAACCGCTGACCGGTCGCTTACAAAGCGACTGCTCTTCCGACTGAGCTACCGTGGCAACACCCCCGCTTGGACTCGAACCAAGACCCATGACTGGCGCGTCCGCCAGCCCGCACGGCCGTATGCTCCGGGGGTATAGTGACCTAGGGGTCTTCAAGCAGACCCCCTCTGGGCTGGTCGGCCCCAGGCTGACTGCATGAGGTCTGATGTGCAAACACGAGTCGTCAGTGCGTTGACCCGTCAAAGCGTTGTGTTGGCCTCGTGCGGCCTTAACGAGAGAGCCTGATCCCGTTCGGATACCCAACACCCCGCAAACCTAATACAGCTTGCGCCCGGGTGTCAAGACCTCAGATCTCTCGACGCACAGCGGACTGAGCCGCAGCAAGGGCCCGCTTGAACTCCCGATCGATAACGACCGCCGCGTCACGCTCGAACCGTCTCCGGTCTTCCTCGATGCCGCGCCACTCGGCTTCAAGCTGACGGTCCGACCACTCCGCATCTCGTCGAGCCTTGAGTGGCACGACAACACATCGGCAGTTCACGCTAAGTGCCGGGTCGTCGAACCCACCGGGGTACATTGCCGTCGCGCCGCCTGGCGCCTTGAAGGGCTTGTCTAGAGCTCGGGTCTGACCTTCCATCGCGCGGTGCGCAGAACGGACCTGCGAGTCACGTTCCGTGACCCACTGTCGCCGCGTCACCTTAAGCGCTGCGAACGTCTCGAACGTCGCCGACTGGCTGGCCCGATGGGTCTCCGTCTGAGCCACCGCCTTAGCCCTGCTTGGCCCCAGCGTGCCCTCGAGCCGAGCGGCGATCGTGTCCGCACGCTGGCCCTTGCTAAGTCCGGTGCTGACGATCTTCTCCACCCGCTGCCGTGTGCGTTTGTCAACACCCTGAAGGCTGACCTTGAGCAGCTTGGCCTCGGTCGCGACACCCTCGGACACCAGCTTACGCAGCGTCTCTTGGTCAAGGTCTTGACCGGTCACCTTTGCAGCTTTGACGATTCGCTCACCGATGTGCTTGCGCCACACGGGCCCAAGCCGCTCGGTCATATCCTCGGCGCTCGGGACAGCGGCCGCGATCTTCTTGGCCTTGGCCTTGACCCCAGCGGCCCTAGCTTCAGGCGTCCGCATTGGGTTCAGCCGGAGCGGCAGGAGCAGCGTCAGGCGTTGGCTCGAAGCCATCCAGAGGGTTCAAGATCTCAAGAGCCTGATCTTGCGTCAGGCCAAACGACGCCTTCAGCATAGCCACGACCGTTTCCTTGGGCAGCTTACCGGACGCGTACTTGTCGACCAGGGCGGCCATCGCCTCTACTTGGATGCCGCTAAGGCTGAGCGGGGAAGCAGTCGGGTTGATCTTGTTCGGGTCCTCGCCGGCATACAGGCCAGGCACTCTTCGCGCGAACACTCGGCCAGGCACATCTGGCGCCGCTTCCGCCGCGGGATCGGATTCGGCTGCTGGCTCGCTCTGGTCTTCGGCGTCTTCGCCTTCGGTCACCGGCTCGGTCACGCTGATGTCGATGTCCGAGTAAAGCTCGTCGCCGTCGTCGCGGTACTCCTCACCGCCGGCCTCGCGGATCTCGTTGACCGTAAACACCCGCGGCACGGCCAGCTTGACCTCCCGCTCGGCCTCGGCGTCATCGGGCACAGGCGAGTCATACGTGATCAGGATGTTGTCTTCGCCGAACAGCGGGAGCAGCCGCTGGTTGATGGCATCCTCGAGCGTACGCAGCCGAGGGACCAGGCACAGCGTAGCGAACAGGTAGTAAGCCGCGCTGATGGTGGCCCGGTTGCTGTTGTCGACGTTACCCATGACCTCGGGCGGCACACCGAAGGACTCGCGGATCACTTCGGCGGCGAACCGACGGAGGTCCACCAGATCGAGGTCCACTAGGCTTTGGTCAAGCTTGACCGCCTCAAGGCCCTTGGCGTTGGTGAAGTGAACCTGACCTGCCTTCTTGTGCCCGCGGAACTGCTCTTGAAAGCGCGCCTTGTACGTCTTGAGTTCCTCAGTCCCAAGGCCCTCGAGCTTGATGAACCAGTCGGGCATGCCGCCATTGAAGAACTTGGCGGCCGCGGTCTGAGCTCCGTACTCGTCGATATCGATCTCGTTGGCGAGCGCGGTCCCGATGCCGACACCTCGACCATACGGATCGTTCGGGTCGATCTTCTTGATCGCGAAGATTCGCTCAACAGGGAACAGCTTGTTTTGAAACCCACCGCCGTTGATCAGGTAGCTACGCTCACCACCGTACGCCGCGCGCCCGTCGGGCGGAGTGACCCACACCGGGTTGAGTGGGTAAATGAACCCGGGCACACCCATGCCGTTGATCTCGAGCAGGGAGTACGACTCGCCGGCAAGGTCCAGATGGAGCTGCATCGTCCGCCGGATCTGGAACGCGGTCATGTCGGGGGTGCTGCGGTTCCAAAGCGCCAGCGCTTGGGAGTTCGTCACCTCCGTCATGTCCTGCTTGGCGTCGCGGCGCTGATACTCGTCCATTGACCGGAAGTCCCGCAGGACATCCTTGCTCGGCACCCGGTAGGCTCGCCACTCGGGCGATGCCACGCCTTCGGCTACGCGGTCGGCGACAGAGAATATGCGCGGGTTCTTTCGGAACGTGGCTAGGACCGCCGCCTGGTCGCGATAGGGCGGGCGCTGCTGGGAATGGATCCATGTGTCGACGGTTGGGACCAGGGCGGGAGCTCGGGTCTGCCATGGCCAGCGCATCGCACCTCACCGGGCACGCTCGGGGATAGCTTGGCAAGGATCATCGGATACCGATGGCGGTCATCGCGGATCGAATAAACTCCGCTGCAAGTGGGGGGACGATGGCGTTTCCGAATCCGCGTAGCTTGCCCACCCGATTGGGAACCCCATGAGCCAGCGGGAATGATCCGGGTTCAAATGGGCGGGATCGTCCGTCAGAGCACTGAGCCCACTCGGCATTGGACCAGTGACCAACAGAGCCTGCAAGCTCGGGTGAGTGATCGCTGTGCGTGCCCCGCTGGTCATGTTCGCCTTCATTGCGCGGTAGTTCTCTAGTGTGTTCCCGAGCTCGGTCGACACCGGTGTCGCCCAAACGCCCCGTGGGAGTGAGCCAGACGTTATAGGCCACCCAGTAGAGCCGCTGCCGTTTGTGCGGGGCGCCGACGCTAGCCGCTGCAAGATCGGCCGCCCCGACGGCGTAGCCTTCTCCCTCCAGGTCAAGGCAAACAAGGTCGAGCCAGTCGAGTCCAGCCGACCCCGCAACCTGCTCTCCAAAAATGACTGGAGGGCGGCACTCGCGGATGAGACGGAACCACGTTGGCCAGAGATGCCGGTCGTCTGCGAATCCTGCTTTCTTCCCCGCCGCGCTGAACGGCTGGCAGGGGCAGGACCCGGTCCACACAGGTGCATCGTCGGGCCATCCGGCGAGTTGGAGGGCAAGGTCCCATCCGCCGATCCCGGCGAAGAAGTGGGCTCGGTGTGACGTGACGTGGTCCGGCCTGACTTTGGCGATCGATCTGCCATCTACTACCCGCTGGTTATCTTGCCCGCAGACGCAAGCCGTCGCAGCCACTCGGCCGCAAACGGATCGGACTCGTTATAGTACGCCATGGCGCTTCGCCCAGGCAATCGCCCGCTGACACCCGCCACCCGAAAGGCTCAACACCGGGGTGCTGCGCAACGCTTCGACGGCATCGATGATCTCTTCGCCTTGGCCGATCATCACCGGGCACGAACCCTGGCCCGCCAACACCACGATCCAGCCAGACTCGGTTTTGATTTCCACTCGCTCGTCCATGCCCCTAGTTATAAGATAAGCATCCCCTGCCGTCAACATATGCTTTCCCTATACACCTAGTTAAAACGGCCTAAATCTGAATTCACTAAATGATATCGCATACATCATCGCTGTGTGATCTTAGACACACAGATCTTTTCTTTAATGATTCTATGTATATGCACGTAGAGATAGATTTTCGACGATCGACGATCGAACGATCGACTATATAGAGAGCTGTATAGAGCCAGTTGGACACATCCCAACTGCGTACGTGATAAGGGTTAGCTAACGGTTGACGGGCTTATATTCGTGCGCTATAAGGGGGCATGAGCAAAACCCCACCAGACCCAACCGACTTCCGGGGCACTGTCCCGGCCAACATCCCCGAGATCCGACTAGGTGATTCCATTGACGACATATCCCTGGCGGTGTGGGAGAACGCCGAGGCCCACGGATTCCATGGGCCGAATGCTGAGGGCCACATCAGCACCCCAGCCGAGCGGCTGATGATGATCGTCAGCGAATGCTCCGAGGCATTGGAGGAACTTCGGCGACCCGGGCCGCTGGACGTAGTGGCCTTCCAAGCGGAGCTGGCTGACATCATCATCCGCACCCTGGACCTCGCGCAAGACCAGGGCATTGACATTGAGTCGGCGATCATCGAGAAGCACAACGCCAACCGACTCCGGCCGATCCGGCATGGGGGGAAGAAGTTATGAACCTCGAGCAATACCTGAGATCGATCGGCGCATGCGTCGCCGCTACGGAGTGGGTGGGCAACCGCACGCCCGAGCAGGCGTGGGCCGAGTGCCCGCGCGGAGACTGGATGCTGTGGCTTTTGGAGAAGTGGGGCGTAGACTGCTCCGCGGTGGGCTTCTGGTGTGCCGAGCGTGCGCGGCAGTCGGCGCTGCGGGTGCTGCCACCCTCGAAAGGGCGCGATGCGCTCGCGGCCTGTGCTCCGATTGTGGACCAGGATACGGCGAGGGCGGCGGATGCGGCGGCGGCGGCGGCGGCGGCGGCGAGGGCGGTGGCGGCGAGGGCGGTGGAGGTGGAGTATCTCGCGATCGCCGATTACGTGCGGGCGCACTACGTAATGCCGGAGATCGAGGGGGTGGATCGGTGAGCTCAGACGTCCAAGCCCGGATCTTGGTCTTCCTTGGTCTGCTCCTCGACCGCGGCGTTATGCGTGCGGTCGAACTCAAGGACCTCGGGCACACCCAGAACCAGACATTTGCCGCGCTGCGCGCGATGCGTGAGCTCGGGCTGGCCAGTGTGCATGTGCCATGGTGGGGGCTCACAGCCAAAGGCCTGATGGTAGCGATGGGGCTGATGCCGATGCCAAAGCCCGCACCCAAGGCCAGTGAGGCGCGGGTGTTTGTGTCGGTCGACCTGTTTGACGAGGAGGACCTTGAGTTGTGCCTTCGGCTGTTTGATGACGGCTTGACCGTGGCCGAGATCGGCAAGGCTGTGAGGCGATCCGCCGCAACAGTAGCGGACAAGCTCAAGGAACACCTGGGTGTAAAGGTGCTGCCAAACCGGCGCAAGATGACGATCACTCAACCCGCCCCGCGTCGTGGCAAGCGCCGTCGAGACGGACACCCCGCGGTTGCCGGGTCGCTCGCCGATATTCGGTAGAGCAAAAGAAGGAGAAGAGACGATGGGGCTTGATGTTTCACACGACTGCTGGAGTGGGTCCTACAGCAAGTTTATGCGCTTTCGGCGCGAGCTTGCGACGGTGGCTGGTGTGCCGCTGGACTTGATGGATGGGTTCTACGAGCCGCCGTTAGAGTTGACCTTAGACGGTCAGCTGATGGCGGGATGGATTCGGAGGTGTTCTGAGGCTTTGCCGATTGATTGGGCGCTGCTCAGGCCGGACCCAATCCACGTGCTGCTGAACCACAGCGACTGTGACGGAGTGATCGAGACTTCGGACTGCGAGCCTCTGGCTGTCCGACTTTTTGAGTTGGTGCCGGCTATTGAGGCAAGAGACGAGGGTCGCGTCGCTCAGTTTGGCGCGTTTGCTGACCAATGGGCACCCCGTGTCACACAATTCGCCGAGGGACTGATGGAAGCATCGCGGGCCGGCGAGGTCGTGGAGTTCCACTAGACAAGCTATCGGGCACCTCACACCGTGCCCCCAATGCTTGGCCCCACGCTCGCACTACTGATCATCAGCCAATCGGTTCCGCTCAGCGCCAGCGAGAAATCCCGTCAGGGCACAGGCGCCCCGGGCTACGGCGCGCGGATGGCCCTCACTACCAGCGGTGGATGCCTCGGGCTTGGTGGTCAGCCGACCTTTATCCCCTTCGGCGCATCGGTCACAGTGTCGAGCTCGACCAGTGTCACCCTGTGTTTCGTGCAGGGCGGCACCCTCCGTACCAGCATTGTCTACGCAACCGGCGCCATCACGACCGTCGGCGCGCCTTACTCGCTGGCCAACGACGGGGCGGGCCAGTGCTTCCGGCTTGAGCCGTCGTATGGCGTCAACGCGGTCACCAAGCGACTCGAGAACGGATTCTGGAATAGGATCGGCCCGAGCGGCACCGCCGCCAACGCTGCGGGTTGGGCGCCTGGTGTATGCACATCCGACGGCACGGCCAACGGTACCAGCTTTGGCCGGCCCTGCTTCGTTGACACCAACACCAGCCCAACAGTGGGCGACTGCACCGGGTCCCAACTCTGCTACGTCAGCCCGACCACCCGCGATTTCATCCGGGGCGCCTTCCTGTGCGGACGGGGTTCGGCCGCTGCCTCGGTGTTCGTTGACTTCGATCTGTGATCCACAACCCCTAGGGGCTTGACAAGCAACACACCACCATGGCTAGTGTACCCGTGTGGCCACGGTAGGCGCAGTCGGTGTTCGGCTAGAGGTTATGTTCCTCAACGAGGACGGCACCGCGCGGGACCTTGTCGGCGCTTCGACCATCGATCTCTACGTCACTCGGCCTGACCTGACCGAGCAGGTCCTAACGTCCGCCGCATTCGACACGGACGGCACCGACGGGGTGGTCTACGCGCTCAGCACCTCGGGCACATTCACGGCAGCCGGGCGGTACGCGTATCAAGGGTACGTGGTCGCTACTTCCGCCGGGTTCACCGGGTTCTCTAACCGCTACTATGTGGACGTCACGCCGTCCCCGACGGTGGTCTAATGGCGCAGCTTAGCGAACACTTTAGCCATGCTGAGGCGCAGTGCCGGTGCGGGTGCAAGATGCCCGCGGACGTTCGCCGCAACGCGGAGATCTTAGCCGAGCACCTCGAGGTGATCCGACTCGACCTCGGCAAGCCACTCACCATCACGAGCTGGTACCGATGCCCGAAGCGCAACGCCGAAGTGGGCGGAGCTCGGAAGTCAATCCACCTGACCGGGCTTGCGGTTGACATCAAGTGTGGCGGGTTCAACGGACCCGAGATTGCCGCGCGGATCGAACGACTCATCAAAGACGAACGAATCCCGGATGGCGGGCTCGGCGTCTACGCCAACTTCCCCAGCATGTGTCACTTCGATGTGCGTACCGTCGCCGGCAAGCCGAAGGCCCGCTGGTCCAAGGGGGACGAGTGAGCACGTTTGAAGCTGTGATGGCGCTGGTCACTCTGCTGACCGGTTTGGCTACCGGTGTCGTCGGCACTATCCGCTACTTCCGCCGGATGGGCAGCCAAGACCGCAAGGAAGCTGTCGCTGCTCACGAGCAGGTGATCGGCCACTACCAAGAGATGGTCGACCGCCTGGAGGCCCAGGTAGAATCGATGCTTAAGCAGGTCGCCAAGCAAGAGGACCGGATCCACGAACTGGAGGTCCAGGTCGACCACCTCGAGCGAGAGCTCCAGCGCGAGCGCCGCGAGCGGATCAGCGGGTCGACCGACGTCACCCTTCGGGAGGTCAAGTGAGCGTGACTCTGATCGAGAAACTCTGCGTGGCCTGGATCGTCGCGGTCCTGATTGCCGTTGTCACCATGGCTTCGGCTGTGGCGTTCGGCCAGACATCGACGGCTACCGTGCCCGAAGACCTCCACTTCGCGATCCGTCAGATCTCCGACGGTGAGCTAACCGGGGTGCTCGCCGGCCTGGTGCTGGTGTTCGGCGCCTTGATACGCAACGCCGCGGTGCGCGCGTTCTTCCCACTCCTGGCTCAGTGGCTGGCCGAACGGTGGGCGGACCGTCCGCGGCGCAAGCGCAAGCGAGGCCCGAAGTGAGCGGACGTCTCGGGTGTCGATACCGTCTCGACGACGAAACCAAGGACGCGATCCGTCGGTGCGCTGCCTTGAACCCGACGCTAGGGGAGCGCGAGATCGCAGCGCGGTTCGGCTGCTCGCAGCCGGTGATCCACAAGTTACTCGTCGCGGCCGGGCTTCAGCGCGTCAGGATGACGCTGAAGAAGTAGGGCGGGACACGAGGCGGAAGCGTGACGCACGCCAGCTGATTTCACTAAATGGTCCTTCTAGGTAGACCCACCCGGGTTCGAGTTCTGAGATCCTGTACTCCCGAAACAACACTAGGTCAGGCGCGGACTCGGCGTCAATGCACTCCACCACGTCCCCAACCCGGAACGGTCCACCAATACCAGCATTGCTGCTAGGGGAGCTGGGCGACACAAGCGCCACCACGCCCACGAACCGCATCCGCAGCCCGTCCTTGCGCGCATCTACCAGCCGATCAACTTGATCCTCGGTGGGCTCGGTCCCGTTGGCGATACGCAACACCCGTTTGGCGATCTCTCTATGGTTCATCCCTTGCTCCTCAAGTAGGCTTCTTCGTCCCTCAGCGTCATCGCAGCATCCACCAATTCGCCCAACGTGTCACCCTGGACGATCACCGGGATGCATGGGGGGGCAAGCTTGGCGTACGTCCCCAGGAACGGGTCCCTCATGACCTCTGTCAGGACGGTGATCGCCGCGTGCTTTGGCTGACCCTTCGGCAAGACCAGGACGCACCCGGTCGACAGCTCTGTATAGTCGTGCCCTTTCGGGCTGATTCCTTCTTCACTCATACCACCGCTTATAAGCAGGCCCCGGCCGGTTGTCAAGCGGGTGTCGACTGTGCCACGGTCAGCCAATGACCCACTTGACCGACGTTGCCCGAGTATGGCTGGTCCTGCTTTGCGTTGCTTCCACCATTCACCAGTTGATGACGTCGCGCCAATGGGTGACGGTGCGAGCGTCGATCGGATTGATGAACATCCTCTGCATCGCGCTCCTGGCGACCGGATGCTCGTCGCCGCAAGTCACTCCGCCAACGCCTGAGCCCGAATCGGTCACATGGCAATACGTCCACAGCTACCCGATCCGCTGGCAGCGTAGCGCGGCGCCGCTCCTGGTGATCGTGCACGACAACGCGAGGATCTGGGCGCACCACGTACAAGAGGCGGCGGCCGAGTGGAACGGCGCCCTCGGCTTCGATCTGTACGAGGTGGCCGAAGACGTCACGCCTCTTGCCGAGGCGCTCGAGCAAAATGACATCGGCATTGTACCTGTGATGTCTTCGACCACTGGCAAGGCAAACACACGGTTCGGTGTAAGGCCGGGCGGACGTATCGTGTCCATGGCGATCCTTCTCCCCGACGATGCCGACCTCGCCCTCTACCCGTCGGCCAGGTTCGTGGTGCAGCACGAGCTCGGCCACGCCGCCGGACTTGAGCACGATACACACCGCGCCTCGGTCATGTTCCCGAGCCTAACGATCCCTCCGACTCGTGCGCCGGACTTCGAACGTGCCGACCTTGAGGCTCTTCGGGCCTGGTACGATTCGCCCGAGTTCGGCGGTATTCGATGATCCGGCTGGCGTGGTTGGTGTTGCTTGCGGGGTGCGTGAATGTTGAGTCCAGCCCCATCGCCCGGGACGGCAACCTGACTTGCATGTATGGCGATGCTGTCGTGTTTTCCGGCGGGTTTCGTATCATCGGCAACGGGGCAGACCAACTTGACTTGACCGGGACCTGGCGCTTATGTAGATAACGGCGTTTCCTGCACGCTAACAAGCACGCAAGCAGCCGGAGGAGAGTGAAGTGATCAAGGCCTATATCGCATGCAGCTACGTTGACCGAGATCTGTACGAGCAGATCTATTCCATCGTCACCAGTCTTGGCATCGAGGTGACCTACCGATGGGTCGACCACGACCCCCCCCCCGGAGGTGTGGACAGAGCCATTCACCGACGTGAGCAGTCCGAAGCGGAGATCAACGGGGTGTGTGCTGCGGACATCCTGATCGTCGGCCTTCCTGGGCGGTTCGGAACGGCGACCGAGATCGGCGTGGCTCTTGCCAACGAGACCCCGGTGATCTTGTTCGGCAAGCTCGAACGCGACTTTGTCACCGGTGACCCGGCGAACATCTTCCTGGACCACCCGCTTGTGCAGTATTGTTCGGAGGTCCCCAACGACCTGCGGGAAGACATCACCGTCGCTGCCGAGCGGATCATTCTCAGCAACCTGGCCTATCTGGTCCGATTGCAGTTGACGGCGCCTTATGACTCGTGGAGCAGCACCGAATACCGAGAGTCGTTGAAGCGATGGGCCGATGCTTATGATCGACTGGAGGGCGTATGAGCATCGCCGACGAACTCAACGCCAACCGGGCATGCTCGGCGCCTTGGATCAAGGATGCTGTGCTTCGGCCGGTCACGCTTGAGACTCCCAAGCTTCGGGCCCATGCGTGGGTCGAGGAGGACGGCGATCACTGCTGCGCGGAGTGCGGCGTGATGCTGAGCGACGCGTTTGTTAGGGACTTCGGCGTGTCCGAGGTTGTCACCGCGACGAGCCTTGATGTGTCCATTTACTGGTGGACGCTACGGTTCCCGCGGACCGAGGTCGCCGCGTTGGTGCGCAAGTGCAGGGAGGCGAGAGGATGAGCATTCGAGCAGTGCAAGGAGTGGGGCATGGGGAGGCGTTCGTGCCGGTGAAGGACGGGGTAAGGGATCACTTGACGACAGAAGAGATAGATCAATTGAGTCACTTTGAGAAGACAGTGAAAGCTTCAAACCCCAAGGACGCAATCGGCTCAAGGAAGGCTCCGTTTGGCACGGTGCCTCAACAGGTCGTGGCCGAGGTCGGGCTGGCCTTGCTCGAGGGTGCAGTCAAGTACGGACGACACAACTACCGAGCGATCGGCGTGCGGTCCAGTGTCTACTACGACGCGACCCACCGCCACCTCGGGGCATGGTGGGAGGGTCAGGACATCGACCCGAGGTCAGGCCTGCATCACATCACCAAAGCCATCGCCAGCCTGGTGGTGCTTCGGGATGCGATGATCCAAGGCAAGTGCGAAGATGACCGACCGCCGCCGGTTGCTGACCCGGACTGGGTGGAGAAGATCAACGCTGAGGCTGCGCGGATCTTGGACGAGCATCCGAACCCGCTGCCTCCGTATACGATCGGGAGGCCCAAGTGACCAAGCCGTCCGGCACGTACTCGGTCGCGATCCTCCCCGATATCCACGTGCCGGACCATGACGTCCGAGCTCTGGACGTCGTAACTCAGATCCTCGAGACCCAACGGCTCGACGCCTTCGTCCAGGTCGGCGATGTCGTCGACCACGAATCGATCAGCCGCTTCGCCCAAGGCCAACCCCAGGCCCTGTGCGAGGTCAGCCTGGACGAGGAGTGGTCAGCAGCCCGGGCGGTCCTCGGCCGGCTGGTGAAGTCTGCTCGGTCGAGGTTCCCGCGGTGTCGGTGGTACCAGCTTGAAGGCAACCACGAGACCCGGCTCAAGAAGTTCGAGGGGCTCCACCCTCAGCTCCGCGGGTTGTTCGACCTGCCCGAGCGGTTGGGCGTGAACGCCGACGGCAAGGCGTCATGGGTGCCCGCTGACTCGGAGGGGGCGGTGCTACGGTTCGTCTGGGATCGGTCTGGCGCCATCGTCCCGCGTGTGTGCCGGGCTGGTGAGCCTACGCCGTTCCCTGAGCCGGGACTGTCGGTGGTGCATGGGTGGGCCCACTCGCTGACCGCAGCCAAGGCGACGGCCGATATGTCTCCCTGGCCCGGGCCGATCGTGGCGGGGCATGCTCACCGGATCTCAAGCCAAACGTCGAAGCGCTGGGGTGTAGGCACTCAGCCGAGCGCGCACGTGATCGGTACGCTCAGCAAGCTGGACCTCGGCTATACGCAGGGACGGGCTACCGGTTGGGAGCAGAGCTTCGCGATCGCCCATCTTGCCCAGGGGGGCCCGATGGTCTACCGTGTTGATGTGATCCGAATCTTCGACGGTCAGGCCATCGGGCCCGACGGTCGACTCTACAGGAGCAGGGTGAAGTAAATGTCCGAACTGGTGTTCAAGATCAACCAAGCTAAGCGTGACTTGTTGCGACCCGCATATGACCGTATGGCTGCGGTTAGGGTAGAACACACCAAGGCCACCTTCGAGATGGTGAAGCTGGTTGAGCTGCTTGTTGATGGGCCGGCTGATAATGACGAATTCGATTCGCTCCTTGACCGTTTCGTGCAGGTCGAGACCCGCTTTGATGCTCTTTCAGATCTTCTCAAGGAGATGCAGAAGGTCATCAGCGACGCGGAGGCGTCCAGCTAATGGCCTACGTACATCCCGACGGGACACCGCTTGACCGGCTGATGGCGTACCTCCAGGCCAACGGGGGCAGGGCCGGCAGGCGGGAGATCATGCACTCCGGCATGGCTGACATCACTCTGGCCAAGGCGCAGAAGCAGGCTGTATCGATGGGGCTCATCACCACACGGATGGAGGGCAGTTCGCTGGTGCTCGAGATGACCAAGCAGATCGGCCAGCCCACGCCACACCAGCATCGGGCTAAGCTACTCAAGGACGCGCGCGACGCGCTGTCGCTGGCGCTGCTGAAGCTGGCCGACCTCGAGGACCTGCACCGAAAGGGCAAGGCATGAACGCGCGTGAGGTTGAGTTGACCGGGCTCGTGCGATCCATGGTCCGAGCGGCCAACCTTGGGTGCGAGGTCCGGGTGATCGTACAGGATGCTGCTCCGGCCGAGCCTGACGTGGAGGAGTGCTACGCCGTAACGGAGTCGGTGCGGTCGAGCTCGGCATTCAGCCTGACGGTGTACTCGGCTTTCTTCACTCAGCCCGAGATCGAGCAGCGCACCATCCTGGCTCACGAGCTGGGGCATATGGTCGTGTGGCCCTACCAGACCACTGCCAACCGGGTTGCCAAGCGCAAGGCTGATAAGGAACACCTCGAAGAGCTTGAAGAGGACTTGGCAGATCGGATCGGTCGGCTTATCCTCTCGGCATGCTACGAGGCTGGCGTTGACTTCGATGCGCTCTCCCGCAGTCCAGTCACTGCTTGACCTGTTCCCCGGGGCCAAGGTCCGAGGCGAGCCCGAGCCGGCAGTGAACCGCTGCGCGATATGCGGCGAGCCATGCGGGGGCGAGACTTGCCGTCAGCCGTGCACTTGGATGTACGAAGCATACCGCTGGGCTATGAGCAAGCCTTGACTTATGTCAATGCTTATGCTATACGCGTGTAATGGCACGTCCCCGCAACACCAATCGTGACGATGAGATCCGGAAGCTGGCCGCTGAAGGCAAGCGGCAGACCGAGCTGGCCGCGTTATACGGCATTTCGCAGCCTCGGGTCTGTCAGATCGTCAATAAGACCAAGCCCGCAGCCAAGCAGCCCAAAGGCTAAGTCATGCCGGCGGCCGGGCTCCGGTCGGCGATCACGACCCAGACCATCGTCGACGTCGAGCGCTTCGCATCTCAGGCGTTCACCCTCCAGCGCATCGCCGACGGTGCAGGCGTCCCACTTGCCACGCTAGAGGGATGGATCTCCGTTGGGGAGTCTGACCCCACCAGCATTGAAGCCGGCATTGTAGCGGCCCTCAGGCGCGGCTACGTGGCATCTACCGCCCAGCTCACCGAGTGCCTGCGAGACGCCGCCTTCGGCAAGGAGCAAGGGGAGAACGAACCGCGACGCGACTGGCGAGCGGCGGCGTTCCTGCTGGAGCGCGTTCACGGGTACCTCAAGCCGAAGGAACGCGAGGACAGCAAGGATAAGGACGAGGGGGAGGACACCATGGAGCAGCTGGTGATGGCCCTCCACGAGTCCCGCGCATGACCCCGCTTGACAGGGTGGCGCTGGCCGAGAGGGCAGCCACAGACCCCGCCTGGTACGCCAGGCATATCCTCAGGGCGTCGCCCACCGACTACCAATCGGCGATCCTCCGGTCGGTGATGACCAACCGCCACACCCGGGTCAAGAGCTCGCACGGTATCGGCAAGACCGCCACGGCGGGGATGGCTATCGCGTGGTTTGCGCCGACTCGCCCCCAGTCGATCTCAATCAGCACGGCGCCGACAGAGCGGCAGGTCCGAGACCAACTCTGGGGCGAGGTTGGGAAGCTGTTCGCTCAGTCTGCGCTGAGGCTATCGAAGAACGCGCCGAAGACCAAGGCGTGGAACCTTGGGCAGAAGTGGTTTGCGATGGGGTTCACTGCCCCGCCGAACGAACCGACAAAGTTTCAAGGATTCCACGCCCCGCACGTTCTGATTGTGGCTGACGAGGCGTGCGGCATCAGTAAGAAGATCTATGACGAGGGCATCGGCGCGTGCATGTCAAACGAGGATGTGCACCTTCTTTCCATCGGCAACCCGACCGACGCGAACACAGAGTTCGCCCGGAGCTTTGCCGACCCTTCGCCCGGGGCGTTCACCATCAGCGCGTTCGACACCCCCAACTTCACCGAGTTCGGGATCACGCTCGAGCATATCCGTACGGGCGAGTGGCGCGACCGAATCGCCGGCCGCAAGCTGCCTCGGCCCTACCTGGTCACGCCGGAGTGGGTGGCCGAGCGTTGGGCGAAGTGGGGCGAGGAGTCGCCGCTTTGGCTCGGCCGGGTCATGGCCCAGTTCCCCGAGGCGTCGGACGATGCGCTTGTCCCGCTGTCGTGGGTCACGAGCTCGGCCGAGCGGTTCCTTGGTGCCGACTGGGCCAGCTATCGGCCGAGGATGAATGTGCTCGGGGTGGACGTGGCCAGGTTCGGGTCGGACGCCACGACGATGTATTGGCGGAAGGACCACCTCTTCCGTAAGTTCAAGGAGGTGCACGGCGCTGATACGATGGTGGTCGTCGGGCATATCATCCGAGCTCAGCAAGAGACCGGCGCAGACCGGGTCTACATTGACGAGATCGGCGTCGGAGCTGGCGTGGTGGACCGACTGAAGGAGCAGGGCTATTCGTGGGCGGTCGGTGTGAACTTCGGTGGGAAGGCGCAGAACGAAGACGAGTATGCCAACCAGCGGGCCGAGTGCTATTGGGAGATGAGAAAGTCTCTCGAGGGCGGCGAGTTGGCGATCGCGGATGAGGACTTCGCGGCGCAGGTCACGGCCACGAAGTGGCAGCCGGACAGCAAGGGCAGGATCCGCATTGAGGAGAAGGACGAGATCAGGCGCAGGATCGGCCGGTCGCCCGATGATGCCGACGCTGTTGCGCTGACGTTCAGTCGCGCTCAGTCGGTGGTGATTGTGTAGGCAGCATGCCCAGCCCGGTGCGGTCGTCCCATTCCGTGCCGTTTAGTATGTCGACGGCAATCAGGCGCACCATCCCAGGTGAGAACGGTTTGCATAGCGCCATAAGGTGTTCTGGCGTGAGAATGTATGAAACGCAGCCGGCTGAACCGTCAACCCCCCTGATATACTTTGCGTCATAGCGAACGTATGCCTCGCCAAGATTCGTCACTCTCACATCGGCAACATCCCCTCCACGCCCAGCCAACCGAGCGACCTTAAGCGCCACGGTTACGGCCGGGTGCTTGCTCGTGGCAATTTCGTCTTCGTCGTTCACCGATCCTCCTCCTTGGCGAAGTGGGACTTCTCCACGCTGTCGCACGGATCGAACGCATCCACGCCATCGATCTTGATTCGGCGGAGAAGATCGCAAGCGCGGTCGTAGGCCACACCGACGAATCCGTCTTCAGGGATACCGTCGCCCTCCCCGCCCCAAATCCGCATCGCTGTCACGGCGTTGTGAAGGTGTTGGTGGAGTGCGTGCAACCGATCCTTGTGCACCTCCGCCTTGGCCTTGCGGTAGTGGGCGAGGATGGCGTCTTTGGCCGCCAGCCAGTCTGACTTGTCCGATAGACCAACAGCGTACGCGTGGGACGCGTCGTCGTACTGCTCCACCAACCTCAACAACTCCCGCTCGTCCTCGGTTTGATCGGTCTTCAGCATTGCGAGTTACCTCTTCGCCCATCCATTGGGCGGACACGCAGCCTGAGCCTTGGCGCATGTGAGCCTGCATGGCTGCCCGTAGAACTCGGACTTGGTGACGTCGCCCTTCGGCGCATACAGGAGGTCGCACTCGTTCAGACACTTCGGCTGCCCGAGGTCAGCGGTCTTCTCCTCTGAGTTGATGTAGGCGGTTTCCTGGTCGACGCTGATCCAGCAGATCGTGGCGCAGTTCGGACAAACACCGTCTTGCTCCTCGAACATGCCCTTGTCGTCCGACCAAAACACAGCCCAGTCGCACACCGGGCAGTCGAACGACTTCACGTACTCGTCCTCTTCGTCGTGCATCACTCGTCCTCCCCGCCGAGCAGCGCCAGGTCCCGCATCTCCTCGGCGTGCGGACCAACCGGCAAGCATGCCTTCAGCGCCTCCCGCAGCGCCTTCCGCTCGTCGATGAGGGCTTGCAGAAGCCCGATCGACAACACAGCCAGGTCTCCATGGTGGATACTGTAGCTTTGTGGTTCGACGATAGAATGTCGCAGCTCCGCCAGCATCTCTTTGGTCACCTTCATCACCCACCGCCTTCCGTGATCCGGAGAACCTTGATGCCGCAATCCTCTGCCCGCTTGATCATGTCCGCCGTACCTCGGCCGCCGGGGAACGCGAGCACGCGGACGGAATGGCTCTCGTCAGCGAGAATCATAGACTCGGCGAACCGAACCATCATCTCGTTCCGCATCGGCCCAGCCTTGACCCCATGCACGTCCCACATGGCCTCGAAGGTGACGAGCTGGACACCCATCGTTCGAGCCCATTGGGCAGCCAACCGGTCCGCCCCAGGGGCGCCGCCTTGCACAACCACGTGAGGAGCCTCGGCACGGAGAGCCCCACGCACAGCGCCAACGTTGCTGTAGCCCCTGCCGCCGGTCACGATTACGATCTTCATGTTCGCGAATCTCCAGTTCTCAGCGGTGGCTGTCCATGAAAGCCCAAAGCGCCTTCTCTGCGTTGCGCCTGTCGGTGTCGACTGGAACCACGCGCAACATGTGGGTCAGCTGAATGGCCAGGTCCTGCGCCCTAAGGAGGAGCCACTCACGATCCTCGGATGCCTGGCTTGCGCCGGTTGTTCTTGTCCCAGCCCGGCCTGCTCTCCAGCGGGTTGCTCGTTTTCTGATGTCATCCAGCTTTGCCATGTTGCGAAAGCCTGGCACGGCGGCGACGCCCAGATGAAGTCGTAGCCCCCGAGCTCCACCTCAAGCGCGTCGCCCTGGATGAAGGCGTCCCCGACGTAGCGGGGCTGAGGCTCGATGTCTACGCCGGTGACGTGGAACCCAGCGAGTTGCAGCCCCCGCGTTGCACCCCCGGCTTTGCAGAAGAGATCGAGCGCCCTCAGCATGACGAAGTCTCCCTTCTCCACTCAGATGGCTTCGCATTCGTTGCTCTGCACGAACTCATGCATCCTCGTTGACTTCCGCCACGGGCCAGACCGCCCCGCGCGGGATGGCTCCCCATCGCCCGGTGTAGACTCGGTTCTGATCGAAATCGCGAGCCATTCGCCAGCGTCGCCGCAGTTCGTCGCACGGCTCCTCGCGGCGCTCGCCGTTGCGAAAGAGCAGCGTCGCCGTCATGCCGAATCTCGCGGTCTCGTCGTCGTCGTGGATGTCGCAGACCAGCGCCGAGCACCACAGAGGACTGCCTTCGCGTTCACAGTTCAAGCAGTCGTCTGGATGCACGATCATCCCGACCTGCACGAAGGGAACTCGTCTACCGGCGATGATGATGTCCGATTCTTCGTCCTCTTCGCGTGCGTGTTCGGTCTTGGGGCACGCCACGCGCGATTGGTCGCAATCAGATTCGAGGCGACCGCACGCACAAAACCGCGGGCCTGGCACGTAGACGAACCCGTAGCCATCGGGCATGACGAGCATCCGATCGGCGGCCCGCGCGATGGCGATTTGCTGTGCAGTCATGGCGGCAGACGAGACGATCGAGCCTCCATCCATCGCCGTGCGCCGCAGGAAGGCCCATACCTCATCCCGTTGGCGCACCAACTCGCGGTTCCGCTCCTCCCAGTGCCGGTTGCAGCCCGGAGAAAGCTTGCAAACGCCATCCTGGCCGCAGTCCTCGATCTCGCTGCGCTGTCGGATCTTCGGCAACGCGCCGCTGCACGTCGTCGTCTCGCGGTTGTAGTTGCGGACCATCCCGCAACGCGAGCAGACGGACCAGCCCTCGCGCTCGTGCGGTACCCACTCGTGTCCGGGGCTGCTCACAGCGCGCCTCCGCTGTTAACCGCGCGCTTCGTTCGCACCGCCTCTTCAATCGCCTCGAACAAGGCGTCTGGGTCCTTCATCTCCACCGTGAATTTCATGGCTTTTGTCACCTTTCCGGATCGGCACTGCGATCCCTCAATTCTCCACGCGGCGGACGCTGAGCGCTCGCCTGTGGTCAAGATCATCAAGGACGTAGGTCACCTCGGTGTCCTGGTAGAGCAGCATGGCTGCCTCTCGGGTCGTGTCTCTGGAGCACTCGAATCGAAGAAGCCCCAGCGATTCACTTCGGAGGAACATCTCGTATCCTTTCGGGGCCGCTCCAACCTCAACCACCTTGCCGCGGATGGTGTGTTGCTTTTCGTCGCTCATCCCGCCCACTCCTTCCCGGTCGCGAACATGTATCCGGTCTTCCACCCGTCCCCGTGGCCCTTCTCGTAGGCATCTCGAAGGTCGCCCTCGTAGCCTTCGTTCGTGTCGCTGTGGCCCGAGTGATCCCAGTGCAACGCGGTCATGCCGCAGCCGGGGCACGGCTCCGATCGGTCGGGCGGCAGGTACGCGTCGTCAAGCCTGTGCCACGCGTTCTTGCAGTCGCTCATCCCTCGTCCCCCCTGATCCGCAAAACCGCTTCCCTGCGCTCCTTCTTCCGTCGCCTGATCGCGCGCCACCGCCGGGCCTTCATCTCTTCGCCTTTCGCTTCTTCACTGGCTTCTTTGCCAGCCTCGGATCCAACAGCTTGACGAGGGCGCGCGCCAACTTCGTTGCAGTCTTACGGTCGAGGACCGCGTCTGCAACAACGCCGCACTGGTCAAGCTCAATCTCGACCTTCGACTTTCCGGCCGAGACTACCGTGATCGCCATGCGGCCATCCATCGACGAACACTTGAAAGCCTCTCCGCGCTCGACGGCTTGTTGTGCGGCGCGGGCTACGGCCTCCCGCTCTCTGCGCAAAGCCGCGAACCGCTTTTCAGCGTCGGCCTTATTGCAGCGCTCGCAAATCTCGCCGCCGATTCGCCAAACTCCGTGCGGGCACTCGAGGACGCCCATGGGTCACTTCGCCTTTCCGTGCCGGTAGGGTCGGCCGAGGTTGAAGCGGTGCTTGAGTTGCGTTGCAGCTGCCCTGGATTCATCTGCGTCTGGAATCAATCCAGACGCAGCCAGAGCGTAGGTCTCCAATTTCTTCCTAAACTTTTGGTCGCGCATCTTTCCCTCCTACCGTTGCAAACTCCAGGTCCTCAACACCTTATACCGGCCCGTCACCCGTCGTCAAGCTTGATCCCGTCGAATCTTGCCCGGCGGGTCGAGGTCCTGGCGCAGCTCGTCACGCTAGGCACAGCGCCCACAAGGTTCCGGGTGAAGTTCCCAAGGCTGCCCTTCTCGTTCCCGTTGTCAGAGCACCACCGCCCCCACCGGTCAAACAACTCCTGCTTCTCCACCCACTGGCCGTCTTGCACCACACAGCAGTCTTCGACAAACGAGGCCACAGGTGACCCGTAGCTGGCGAAGTCCTCGAGCATGGCTCGCGACGTCTCGGGCTGCTCGAACCTCCCGCGCTCACGCAGTCGACGCCACCCGTCGATCGCCCAGCCCAAGATCCCCGGGAGCTCGCCCATCAGCCGCGTCGACAGGTTCCGGTCCTCACGACCGAGGAAGCTCTTCCGGACCCTCAGCATCAGGATACGGCTGGCCAGAGCTCCGCTTGAGTCCGACAGCCGAGGGGCCAGGTTCGACAGCAGCACGATCCTCGCCGGGATCCGACAGGTCACCGAAGCGATCCCTTTGCGCTGGACCGTCATGTGGTCCTCGCCGGTGATGCTGAGCATGTTCTCGACGATCACGTCTTGGTCCGCACGACCACTCAACCGGGCGTCCGGGATGATGGCCAGCGTCTTGTCAAGCCACGGCTGCAACCCGAACGGACCCTGAAGCGCCGACAGCTGCGGATCCACCACAGACTTGTGACCGACCAGCGCGCGCAGCACGCGGATCACCGTACCCTTGCCTGCTCGAGGCGGCCCCAAAAACCACAGCATCTTTTGCTGACTCGTGTCCGGCGTCAGGCAGTAGCCAAACCACTCTTGCAGTAGCGATACCGACTCCGGGTCACCCGGGAAGATCGACTCCAGGAATGCCAACCACTCACCGGGTGGCGCGGGGTACGGGGGCGATGCGGGCCAGGCCACCCCGAGCGCCGAAGTGGCGAACAGATCCGGACTCAGCGCCGACACTTGCCCGGTCTGAAGGTCAAGCATCCCGTTGGTCATCACTGCCGTGTCGAGGTCCCGGAACGCCCCACTATTCCCGAGGTGTGCCGGCGGGTCGACCTCATCAGGAACGATGGTCCCATGCCCCAGCATGGCCCGCACCACATTGTCAACGGTCGAGGTCTTAGGGTCGAGCCGCTTCGGCTCGCGGTTCTTATCCGGCACGAACACCCGATGCAACCAAGCCCAAAGGTCCCCCTCGAGTTCGTCCTTGCCAAGCTGCGAATAGTGGCCGTTCTTGTACGCCCACCAGCAGCCGCGCCACCGGCGGATCGTGAGGCGCCCCATCGCGTCCCGTTTGTTATCAAGGTACCGCTCAGCCAGCGCCATCGGAGCTCCGCTCGGCATCACGATCGCACCATCGGCCGGAGCCTTAGCCTCCTCGCCCGACTGCTCGATCACCGCGGTCGGGGGAGTCGCGTCGATCGGCTCGCGTGCGTTCCCGAGCGCTGAGGCAAGCGTGGCACGCACCTCCCGGGCCGGCTTGCCTCGGGCCTCGGCGGCCTGAAACAGTTCATCCTCAACCTTCTGCCGGCTCACCCAACCAGCGTTGATGAACTTTTGAAAGCCGAAAGCGACGCTATTAAGCGTGTTGTTCGCCGTGCCCGGCGGAGCGTTGGCGATCTCCGAGGTCGCTTTGCTGAGTGCCGCCGCCACGTAGGCCTTGGGGTTGCGGATCCCGCTCGGCAGCGCCTGGTCCGAGTCCTTGCCTACGGCCGGCGCAGCCGCGACCGTGACCGCCTTGAGTAGCCAATCGGGGGCATCGTCGATCAGTTGCTCGTCATCCACCTGCCAGGCGTAGCGCTGCCCACTCTCGTGCCTGGACGGCGGAAGGATGATGTACCCGCCATCCCCTCGGCAGTCGAGGCCTGCCCCGATGCTCGAGACCGAGTTGCGGATACGCCGGCCGGCCGGGACGTTGAACAGCAGATGCAGTCCACCGCCACCCGTCAGACTGGTGAGCGTATCCGGCATGAGCCCATGGGCCATCACCAGATCGTCAAGGCTGAGCTTGCCGCCCTTGTCGGTGTCAACGTCGAGCGCCCACACGCCCGAGATGGCACCGCACGCCAGACCGATCCCGGCGTTCGGCCACTGGGCCCACCACCTGTTGATCTGCTCAACGCTGGTGGTGGCCTCCTTGACCCCGTGGGCGGGGTAGGGGGCTTTGGTTATCCTTACGGGGAACACATGCCAGTTGCGCGCAGCATAACGGAGAGCAGCGTCAAGCATTGTAGACATCGGCCCTCCAGGTTAGGCGGGTGGAGTGAGGAGGTCAAGCGTGGTGAGCGCCGGGATCGGAACCAGGATCATAACGGATCCAATCCTCGGGCCTTGCGGATCTCCGCGATGGTCGGCGGGTCGAATTCGCCGGAAAGAATCTGCGAGGCAAACGCGGATCGGGCCCGATCGGCATCGACATCGGACTCGAGCATGGCAATGGTGTTCTTGGCTATGTCGACCGTCAATTCAAGCTGAGCAATCTTACGCTCCGCATCGGCAAGCTTGGCTTCTGCCGTAACCGCTCGGTCCAAGTACATATGAGCCAACACCGCCATCTCTTCGTTCACTCGCTACCTCCTGCCCTGCATCGGGCCACGGCCGCTAGGGCCTCGTCAACACTTCGCACCACAGCAACGAACCCGCCCTTGCTCCGGATGAGCTCGGCCCACCGAACCTGCTCGGGCGATGACCGGCCCCGCTCGGACTTGATCTCCAGTCCGATGAACCGGCCATCACAGCACCCCACTAGATCGGCACTGCCGGGGCATAGGCCATACTTCTGCTTGGTCCCAGCATCATAGCCCACGCTGTTGCGGAACAGGACCAGTCCGGGGTCCGACCCGAGGGCCAGCCTGACCGCGGCCTGAATGTCGCGCTCAGCCTTAGCCACGGTTGGCCTCGGCCCAGGCGATGCGGGCCCGGGCGATCTCCACGTACTTCGGATCCATGTCGATCCCGTAGAACCCGAAGCCCTCGAGCGTGGCAGCCTTGCCGGTGGAGCCCGACCCGCAGAACGGGTCAAGGATGGTGCCGCCCGGCGGAGTGATGAGCCGACACAAGTAGCGCATCAGCTCGGTTGGCTTCACCGTCGGGTGTATGTTGGCACGACCGCCGCTCTTGCGCCCAGCTCCTGCTCTCGGGCTTTCGGCTCCAGCCGATCCCGGCTCACGATCCACCATCTCACCCGGCGCGGACTTCGGCAGATGCTCCAGGCCCTCCTCCCGATCGGCAACGCTGGCCTTGGCACAGTAGAAGAACCGAGATGGGCCGCCAGAGTCGCCACGGGGGTCGGGCCCGCTGCGTCCGATCATTGTACCGTAAACAACGTCGCTAGCCTTAACGCCGGTCGACCCGGCCTGCTGTCCGGGGCGATCCCCTGCCTCCCCATCAAGTCTCGCCCCGGCTTCAGGATCCAAGATCAGGTTGGCGGGGAAGCGGCCAACGGCCAGCTGTTCGATCTTAGCCTTGCCACCAATGCCAAACAAACCCGTCTTTTCATAGTCGCTGCCTTTGGTGCCCACGCTCGCCCCCACCCTACACCCGTCGATGTTGAGTCCGCCGGTCCCGTGCTCCAACACGTTGGCAGCAACCGTGCCGATCAACGGTTTGCGCGCAAGGACGATCGGCTCCCATGCCGGCTTTAAGGCAGTGCCCCAGCCCGACCAGCGCTGCGCGTCGGGGGTGATCGGGTCGCCCTTGTCGGTGCGTTCGTAGTTCGGGGCGGACATTGGCGCGGCCGAGCGGGGGCTGTCACGAGTGACAACGGATCTATGGCCGGCATCCTTGTCGATCGCCTTAGACACATCCAGCGACTTCGGAAACCCCGTACCATAAAGCCACATCAGCGAGTCGCGGATCTCCCAACCGGCATCTTCGATCGCTACCGCCATCCGATGCCATAGCCGAGTGCCGCCGAACGCCAGCAGGTGAGCGCCGGGCTTGGCAACACGAAGGAACTCACGCCAGAACTCAACACCGGGGACTTCGTGATCCCAGGCTTTACCCATGAATCCAAGCCCGTAAGGCGGATCGGTCACGACAGCATCAAAGGTGTTGTCAAGCTCAAGCGCCAAGACCTCGCGGTTATCGCCACAGTGTACAACCATCACTCATTCCTCCACTCGCCGAAGATGGCCTTGTACCTCACAGAGGCCCAACCAGGCCTATAACCTCTCTCGCTCGCAGTTGCAACCAACTCGGACCATTTTCGATCCTTCACCGCCGACGGCGCTCCGGGCATCAGCACCGGTCGAAGCCGAGAACGCAGATCCTCAAGCGGCCGCTCGTCGATCTTGGGCGGCGGGGGCGGCGGCAACTCGAACCCGCAGACCGGGCACGGCTTGCCGTTCGACCTCCACACCGCACCGCACGAGGGGCACTGGCTAAGCGCCATCGCCCGATCCGCCAACCGATGGGGCTCGCCGTCAAGACTCCAGATCCGCTCGTCGTCAACCAGCCCGTGTTGGTGCACACCACCCACGAGGTCGATCAGCAGTGCCCGATCCTTGCCTGGCGCCGGCCGAAGCACGCGACCCACGCACTGGAGATAGCTGGACGCGTGAGCGAACCCTCGAGCCATCAGGCACACCGCAGCCCGAGGGACATCGGTGCCCTCCGTGAACACGTAGACCGAGCTCAGGACGTCGAGTCGGCCCTTGCGGAACCCGTCGATCAGTTCGTCCCGCTTGCCCTTGGCCGTACTCCCGTCAACGTGCGCAGCGAGCACACCGACCGCACACAGTCCCGCCACGATCTGCTGGGAGTGGGCGACCGACTTAGCGAACACGAACCCCGGGCGGCCCCCCGAGTGGGCCACCCACGCTTTGACCGGGTCCTGCGCCAGCGCCTCGGACTCTTCAGCCGGTCCGATGCAGTCACACTCGACCAGGTGACCCTCGTCCATGAGCTGACGGACCGTCACGCCTACAACCATCTCGTCGAAGACATCGCCCAATGCCGTGCCGTCGGCGCGCTCCGGTGTCGCCGTGAGCCCAAGGACGTGAGCTCCGGGATAGTGGTTGAGGAGTTGGCGCGAGGTCTTACTGACCA